CAGCGTTCGCCGCGCCGCAGTCGCCAGCGTTCGCCGCGCCGCAGTCGCCAGCGTTCGCCGCGCCGCAGTTGCCAGCGTTCGCCACGCCGTAGTTGCCAGCGTTCGCCACGCCGTAGTTGCCAGCGTTCGCCGCGCCGTAGTCGCCAGCGTTCGCCGCGCCTTTGTAGCCAGCGTTCGCCTTTTTCGGGTCGGTGTCTTCTGTTGTCGTGTGCGATTTGACATAATCAAATTGTGCCTTGACCAGCCCTGCAATATCCATCTTCGCGCCGATCTTGATCGTCTTTCCGCAAATCTTCGTATCTTCTTTGCGTTCGGCGCTTACGTCTTCAAGATCAACCTCGTGGTAAACGGAAGTTCCAGGGGCATAATAGCCAAAAACATCCAGCGGCCTTTCGCAGGCGTGAAACCCCTTCTCACACAAAACCGCCGCGTCCTCGTGATAGGTTTCGCCTTCCTTGTATTGGAACGGCTTGCCGCCTTTCGGCGTGCAGGTCATGTCCTTGTTAAACCCCTTATAGGCTTTCATGGTTGATATTTCATCCTTTCTATGCCGTCCGCGTTGCAGCGCGGGGCGGCTCTTCTTATTCCATGCCCTCAATCAGTTCCGCAATGCGCTGTTTCCCGGCTTCGTTATAACGGAAGCACGGAACCTGCTTATCGGAGTTCCGGCCTCTATCCAGCACCGTGATTCCGTATTGCTCTGTTTTCAAGCCGTGCTCTTTGGCGATCCTGCCGATCATGTTGGCCGATACGCCGAACATCTGCCCCAGCTCCGTCGCCGTATACGTCTTCTCGACCGGCGGCCTGTACCCGGTCTTCACCCCGGCGTATTCCTCAATCATCGTGATGCCCAGCGTTTCCAGCGCGACCGGCGACAGGTTGAAGTTCGATACCGCCTTACTCGCCGCCGCCAGCATCCGTGATTTCGCGTTTAACAGCATCGCCTTTGCCCGAACGTCTGCCGCTGTCTCCGCTTGCGGAACACTGTAGCTCCCGGTCTTGCGGATGCTCGGGATCACCTCATGCGTGATCCAGCGCTTGAACGCTTTCGCTTCGGGCTTGCGGCTGCCGAGGACGAGCGTGTACAGGCCGGGTTCGTTGACGATGCTCATGTTTCGGCTCTGAGTGACACCATTGGAGCTGATGTCGGTTAAACCGACGTCAGCTTTTTCATCGTCATCCAGCCTTGCTATTGCGTCTCGGGAATTGATGATACTTAACGCACTGCACACATCCGATGCGACGAACCAAGGCTCGCCATTACATTCGACCACGCGAACGGCACCAAACCGCTCGTTTTGAAAGGTCTTGACTAAATCGTGAGTTTCGTGGTATACTTTATCCATAGAGACCCCCAGTCTTGTGTCTCCGCCCGGTGAAGTCTTGCGCCGGGCGGTCTTTTTTTATTCGGAATAATCGAATTGGCTATTCCTGCTCTTACGGGCATCAATGCTCGACTTTGTTGTTTTCTTCCGGAATACGGAAGATGTCATCACAGGAGCATCCCAGCGTCTTCGCAATGATGGGAATGTACCGAGCCTGAATCACTTTTCGGCCGGACAGCATACCGCTGAACGAATTTCCAGTCATACCGAGGTTTTCTGCGATTTTGGTATGCTTGAGACCCGTCTCGTCGATTTTTCGGCGAATATTCCGCACGACGATTTCGTTGTAGTTGGTTTCCATTTTCAATCACCTCCTTTGTACTAGTATCTCGTAGTTCTCCTACACTATATACTAGTTACTCGTATTTGTCAACTAGTTTTCTGTACTTTTTTTGCCATTCTCGTATATTTTTATTGACATGTACGGGCATCTCGTCTAAAATAAAGCTAGAGGAGGGATTGTATGTTAAACGATAGGCTAAGAGAAGCCCGAAAAGTAGCTAACCTCACGCAAAAGGAAGTCGCTGAACAAATCGGGATTGCCACTACAACATATAGTGGCTACGAGAGAGGGCAAAGCGACCCGGATGTAAACACTTTAGGACGCCTGATGCAAGTTCTAAATGTTGACGCAAATTATTTGTACCAAGACAGTTTTCAGGCCGCCTTAACGGAAGGCGATAAAGACGCTACCAAGCAATTTGAATCCAGCGCCAACAAAAAAATGCTCACCCGTATCATTGAAGATATGCCGGATGAGCTGGTCGATGAGCTTGTCGCCTATTTAAGACGAGCTATCAGGTGATAGGCGGGCGCTTCTGCGTTTCAATCCGCAGTAAAGCTCTCGCTGCGCCGAGTAGGTAGTAGATTTTTTCGCCGTCGGTTAGCATCTCCGCGATCACGGCGATCTCCTTCCTCTCTTGTTCGAACGTTAGCGCGGGTATATGCGCTTTGATAATACGGGTATTCTTTGTGGGGCTCTCTTTCACGGCACTCATCTCCTTTGTCCCAGTATACCGCTAAACGAGCCGAATATGCGCGCTTCGACAAAGACATTCACAAACCTGTATGAAAATATAAAAATCGCCAAACACCCCGGATTGTTATGACATATAGCAATCGACCAGATCCTAAAATCCTATCGTTTTGATTGGTTGGTGTAGGGTGTGTAGGGTTTACACTATAATACTCTAAGGTGCGCGTGGGGGCGCGGGTGTAGAGATTAATTATGTAAACCCTACACCACCCTACACCAGAGGCTAAAATCGACGATTTTCACCGCGTAAAAAGTTCGTGCAGACCCTACACCGCCTACACCCGTAAAAAGTTTGTGCAAATGCCTACACTCCCTACACCCGTAAAAAGTTTGTGCAAATGCCTACACTCCCTACACCAGCGCGCTTCGTCACGTCGGTTTGGAGTGCGATTTTAAGGAGGATTGAGCGTATGCCCGAGAAGAAAAAGATGTCTGAAAAGACCGATAAGCGGTATCGCGCGAAGGTCACTGTCCCTGGCATTGACAAGCCCGTTTACATCAGCGCGAAGACCCGCCGAGAGCTTGAGCAAAAGAAAAAGGACGTACTGGATGAATACGTCCACGGCGTTAAGGTGCAGGATAAGCCATTTGTCGATATGATCATCGAGTGGTTCACCGTGGTCAAAAAGCCCAAGATCAAGCGCAACTCGACGCTTAATAGCTGGCGCTCTACGATCAATTGCCACGTTCTGCCCTGCTTCTCTGACCGCAAGCTGACCAGCGCCGTCACACGCCAAGACCTCCAAGACTGCCTTGACAAGCTCGCGGGCTTCTCTGCGTCTACAATTACCGTAGCCTATTCCGCGCTGAAACAGACCTGTCAATACGCAATCGCCGAAGGTATTATCCTCCGCGATCCCTCTATTCTGCTGTCTAAGCCTTCCACGTCTGCGGCCAAGTCGAGAGACTATCTGACGCAGGATCAGGAGTGCGCGATCCTAAAAGAAGCGGAAGCCTCGGAATACGGCATGCTGATCTATCTGCTCTACTACACCGGCTGCCGGAGGGGCGAGGTGCTGGGCTTGAAGTGGAAGGATGTCAACTGGGAGAAGAAGACAATCCGCATTTGCCGGGCGCTGGATGCGACGCTGCCAAAGGATTCGCCTGATCGACTTGCACACCAGAAGAATAAGGCCGCTGACCGTGTTGTGCCCATTCCTGACGCGCTCCTAGCCGTTCTACGCGCCGTGCGCGGCCTACCTGATCATTATGTGCTGTCCAATGCCAGCGCGCCTGTAAGCGCCCCCAGCGCCATCACGCGATGGAACGCGATGATGCTTGAATGCGGCTATGCCCGGAAGCGCGCCGATAACACGACGAAGGACGGGTTCCGAACGCACATGGATGTCGATATCACGCCGCACTGGCTGCGCCACCACTATATAACGTCCTGCGTCATGGCGGGCTTGCGCCCGGAGGTTACAATGAATATTGTAGGCCATTCCGAGTATCAAACGACGCTGGGTATTTATACACACCTCATGCATAATGACGGTTGGAATCCGACGCTTCTTAGCGACGCGATTAAAAACGAGGTTGCCGAAAGGTTGCCAGATTCCGCAAAGTTCAAGCTAATTTTCTAATAATAGCTAGAAAAATCGCGATGCCGATGTTTGTCCAATCGAAGTATGAACAAGATTACACCCCGTTACAGTGTTGCGCGGTTTTTCCTTGTAATGCCTAGAAAAAAGTGTCATAGAGCGTAATCTTCCGAACCCTGTTTTAGTTGCCAAAAAGTTGCCGAAGGTTGCCAAAGGGTTGCCGGGAAAAAGGGCATTGCGCGTATGCAACGCCCTTGAATTTTTATTCAGTTGTGCTTCACAATGTACTCGTAGTACGCCTGAACCTTGTCCGGGTTCGCGTCCTTATCGTGGATAAATGCCTTAGCCATCTCCGCAAAGAAGCCCGGATCGGTTACGCCGTAACGCTTTGCCACTTCGGAGTAATCCGAGTACATAGCGTTCATCATGGCGTAAAACTCAGCAAACTGCTTGCCTGTGGTCTGAATGCCGTATTTCTTGGCAAACGGCCTCACGTCATCGGGCTTCCATTTACCGCCCCTGCCTACTGCCGGGTCTTCGTTCACCATGCTAGCAACCCATTCCTCGGCAGTCTGCTCTGTAAAAGGCTGGTCGTCGTCTTCGTACCGTCTGCTCTTTCGATCCCGGTCAGCGTAGCCGCCGTAATACTCGCTAGGCCGGCCGTAGTCTTCATAGCGACGGCGGTCATAGTCCGTATAGGGGCGACGGTCATAATCGTCGTAATCGCGATAACGTCCGTAGTCTTCGCGGTTGTCATACCGATCACGGCGAGGGTACCTTTCGGGCATGTCATCCTTCGGCTCTCTGCGCATCATAGCCATTTGGAGTGTTTTACTTTTCACTGCCTTCACCTCCTCACGCCTGCACGGGAGCGGTGCCGTTAATAGCGCTCAAGGCGTTATTCGGCGCACAGCACGGGTCGCCCATTAGCCGGAACGCTCCACCTGTCGAGGTCGTAACAACTCTTGTGCCGTACTTCGTGCGGGTACGGATCATGGCCGCCGTTACCTGGGCGCAGTTACGCTTCGTCAGCGGATAGGTCGTCGTACCCGTACCGATGGTAATGACGACGGGCGCGTTGATGATAGTCGCGTCGGGTATCGCTTGTGCGATGACAAGACAATACTTCTCGCCGTTCTCATAACTGCCCGCCGGAATATTGACCGTCAGCACACCGTTAGCATATGTCACGGCCTGGCTGATCACAAACCGAGGGCACACGCTGCAAATCGTTTTACATGCCATAATAAGTCCTCCTTACTCAGGAAGGGTCTCAGCTTCCCGAGACCCTTCCGAAAATCAATCAGGCACATCCGCAGCCATTGCCCGTCGGCGTGCAAACGTTCGGGTTGGGAACGATGTAGGCCGGATACGGGCACGGGCTGAGTTTGTCGATGATCGCCTGCGTCTGCGCCGCCTGAGAAGCGGTGATGTAGGCGTTCTGCGCCTGCTGAGAGGCCGCGAATTTCAGATCGCTGTTCTGCGCGGTCAGCGCGGCAATCTTATCCTGTAGCGCTTCTACGCGGTTCTGCGTCAGCGCATCGAGGATAGCGCGAGTGCCCGCCGACTGATTGTCCGTGATGTTCCGCGCGGCATCGGCGATAGCGCGCTGGGTAGCGCAAGTATCGGTTGCCATCGTATACTTCACGTCAGCGATCATCTGCCGGTTCTCGCAGCAGCAATTCGCAAGCTGGTTAGCAAGCGCCGTCTGCCCGTTAGAGAGCTGCCAAGTGCTGTTCTGGACGGTGTTCTCCAACCCGTTAATCAACTGCGCATTCTGGTAGCCAAGCGTACACACAGCGTTGTTTACGCTGGCAAAACCAGCGGCCAAGTTGCTGTTTACACCGTTGACCTGATCCAACTGGTTATAGCCCAAGTTGCACAGGCCACTGTTAATGCCGTCCATTTTGCGTTCAAGCGTCGCAAAGTCGGTCGCAAGGTTGAAACCTTCCACAGAAGCAGCGCCGCTTCCGCCGCCAAAGCCGCCCCGACCAAAGCCGTTACCGCCCCAGCCAAACAGCAGGGCAAACACAACGATGATCCAAATCCAAGAGTTGCCACCCCAGCCGTCCATACAGCCGTTGTTATTGTTACCCTCATTCTGACCGGCAACGTACCCAGTCATAAAATCGTCACTCATAGATTTTTCTCCCTTCTTTATTTGCTAAACGGGCCGTCCGCTCCCGTTCGCATCATCTAAGCCCCATTTGCCTAATGAGGTCTTCCGGGTTAATTCCGCGTTCCCGGCACATATTGCGCGCATACTTCTCAATTCCCTGCGGCCCTTGCCTCATCATAATGTCAAGGCCAAGTCGCATTTGCGGGTTAGACTGCGCCATCTGGCTGACGATCTGCATCGGGTTTCCCCCGCCTTGCATTGCGCGAGCCATTTGCCCCAGAGGAGTTGTGTTCATTAACAGGTTCAGTGGGTTCGTCATATGCCTTCAACCTTTCATTCACGTCGTTCACAAATCGGTTAAACTGAGAGACCGTCACATACTCTTGCTGCTCAGGCTTCGCGTTCTCAAGCCGATATACAGCTAAATCAGCTTTACCCGTGTTTAGGTTAAATTGGCGGCGATAGATCACGCCATGCGCCATATCCCATCCAAAGATCGGCGTTCCGTTGAAATCGACCTGCATTCCGTACATCTCACTAACGTCGCTTACCGCTCGCATGGCATACGACGGTACGGATTGCTGTACGGGGGCTTGCTGAACGGGTGCCGGCTGAACCTGCATTTGAGTCTGTTGTATGCCAGGCTGCACAGGCGTTTGACCGTACCACTGTTGCGCCAAATACGGATTGTAATTCGGGTAGTTGGCCACGATGTACACCTCCTCCATACCCTCATTTTTGCATAAAAAAAGAACGTGCACCTATCAGATGCACGTCAGATTTATATCGGTTTTTTGTCATTTCTGACTTTCAGATTTTTTCTTTCGGCGGCATTCTTCACTGCAATAGATGCGATGATAAAAAGACGCAGCAAAAGAGTTTCCGCAGACAGGACAGATCCGTATAGTATCCTTTGGGGGACGAGCTTTGTTGAGGTTTATAAAATAGCTTGGGTCTTCTTCACGCTTTTTTGCGTTATAAGCCCGTTTGTGCGCTTGAATATTTTTTGTTGTTTCGGCGGCAGCACATCGCGGGCAATAGCGTTGCTTGCCGCTGGTCAGGGTATAAAGCTCTCCGCAGCTCAAGCACGGATACGATTCGCCCAGACGCCTGGATGTGCCTGCTTTTGCCCGGGCGCGATACGCGGCAGTATTCGCCTTATCCTTTTCGCGCTGGCATGTCTCGCAAAGCTTTGACTTTATCGGGCGTTCGCTGACTTTGCCACAAACGGGACAGGTCAGCAGCCTGAACGGCGGGTGTCGGTCTTTTTGCCCCTTGCGGCTATAATCTTTGCGCCGCTCCGCCTTGTTCATACAGTTTTCACTACAATAGACCATCCGCCCCTTCGGGACAGGTTCACCGCAAATCGGACAAATTCGTGGCAACAGAACATCGCTCATCCGCTTACCTCCATCCAAACTCGCCGCCAACGAGGATGCGCGGTAAGCCCCTATACATTACCGTGTCTTCACCGCGCGCGTCAACCCAGCGCGCGGTGCCGATCTCATCGACGGTCATAGGCTGCTCACCCTGCCAGTCCGCGAGGGTAAACTGCACACCCTCAGACTGGATCACAGCAATGATCCCGACAGCCGGATGATCGACGAGATAAAATATCCCATACTCGTCGATCACCGTCTCAGAAACGATTGGGAGTGCCAGTGTGCATCCAGTCTCCCAATCATAGACGGCCAGCTTCGGCGCATCGCCACGCAGATAGGCCGCCGTCACGCCCAGCGCATCTGCCAGGGCAGGCAGCAGCTTTGGGCCGAGGTTCCGCCGCCCGCTCTCGTAACTGTTGAGCGTCTGCGCCGAAACGCCCAATTTATCAGCCAGTTCTTTCTGGCTCCAGCCGCGCAAGACACGCAACTCTTTAATGTTCATAATTTTTCTCATCCTCTCAAAATATTACTTGCGGCTTGTAATCGCCGCTTTCACTGTCGTAATGCATCAATACGTAAACGCGCGCCGCGCGCAACCGCCTGAACCCGCGAGGCGGGCAGTTGTCTGCCGCTCTGCAGATGCGCAGAGTGGAGTTCCTGCCGCTGAGCTCGTCCGTCTCCAGCATGAGGACGTAACGCCGCCCTGCGGAAAACTTCGGGCGATCCACAAAGAGCCAATCGCCGTAGTTCTCCGCCAGTTCGTCATAATGCGCGCCGACAAGCCTCCGCGCAGACTTGCCGGACAACAATTTTCGTGCCGGGATAAAGCTCCATTCCGGCACATCGCTGGATTCCTCCACGATGTATTGATCGCAATAGGCCAGCGCCTTGTTAAGACGCTTCATTTGTTTTTTAACAACTTTCCAATTTTTCATATTTTTTTCCTCCTCGCCCTTTAGGCTTTTTGTTTTCTTGTTCCTTACGCGCCTATTATAGAACATTTTGTTTTATTTGTCAATGGCATTTTGAAACAAAAAAAATCCCCGGCCATCAGGCCGGGGTATTATCATCTGTATATATAGATGCAGACATCCGTTTTTTAATCTCGCGAATGCTGCGGCTGACAGTTGCGGGCGACATGCCCAGTGTCATGCTGATCTGCACGATGCTGTAACCACGCCAGAGCAGGTCAAAGACCTGCCCCAGCCGGACGTGCTCGTCAAAGCCGCAGCGGCGGGCGATCTCCTCTTTAGTGCGCCTATCAAAATCAAGGCGCACGGGAAACCGCCTCCTTTTACACGCTTGCCTCCTCTACCACTACGGGCGCGGTGCTCTCCAACTTTGCAATCTCAGCGTTCACCAACTCGACAAGCTCATCTGTATCCAACTTATATCCGTGCGCGTCAAGCCGCTCCTTTACCCACGCCAGCTTCTCTTCACCGCGCCCGGAGCCGGTGTACAACTTCTCGGCGGCGAAAACAAGGATAGACACGAGGTCGCGGATTTCACGGCGCTGGTCAAGCGTCGTCTTGGCCTTGATCCACGGGACGACATACCGCGTAATCAGCGCGGCCACGAGGACGATAAGCGCCTGAAAGATGGGGGTCAGGTCGATACTAGACATAAATAGCCTCACTTTCTGCCCGGTCTTTACCGGGCAACGTCATAAAAATTTACGCTCCTGCAAACACTTGTGATAAGCGTTTTTGATGATTTCAACGGCTTCAACCGTCTTGTGGTTTTCAAACTCTGGATGGGCTTTACAGTATATTTCGTATGATTTTACATCGTCAAAGATTTGTTCAAAGTGCTCCTTGCTGTGCTTGACGCTATTGTAACACTCGTCAGAAAACCGCTGGATTCTGGCGCGTGAGATTTTGGCAAATTCGAGGTCGTTTTTTGCCTCAATCCTGCTCATGCGCTCTTCGAGCGAGCCGACAAGCGCCTTTCGCAGTCCGCGAAACATCCATGACAGCGGATGCACCTTGACCGGCGAAATCTCGATCAAGTTGAGCGTGATATACACTAGCACGAGCGTCAGCGTGCTGTGCGTCGTGACAGCCGCTTGCAAGACGTCCAGCAGCTTTTGTAGAGTCATCGGTCAATCCTCCGCAAGTGCCCACGCGCCGCCCAGCGTGATATACACGCCGTCGTTCCTGCGCAGGGTTGTTGTGGTCGGCGCTTCGCCGCTCGTCTCGCCCTGATCTCCGTTTTCCGGTGCATCCTCGACCAGATACTCGCTCGACATATACCCGGCCTCGCCGCTTGCCAGCGCGCCGAAGACCCAGCCCGTGCCGCCCGCCTCGCGGATGATGTTCACACGCGCGCCGTTTGCGGCTTTGGCGATGATCTTTGACCTTGTGCTTGCACCCTCTCGGATATTGAGATATCCGCTGGTGATGTTCACCGCCGCGTTGCCAAAAATCTTTTCCGATTCGCTCACTTCCGCCTTTCCTCCTTCCGAATAGCCCACACCGATCATCCGATGCACCCCCAGCCCGTTCCACCCCGCTTTTTCCGTCAGCGCGGTTTCGACCACGCCGCCCCGGCTCTTGCTTGAGTGGATGACCGTGTCCTGCTCCGTCACCAGCCCGGTGTGGCTCACGTCGCCCGTACCCACGCCCATGAACGCCAGCATCCCCGCCTTCGCGCCGGAAATGCCCGCCTGCCGCCAGATCAAATGGCGATACTTCGGCGCACTGTCAAAGCTGTTCCAAAGCTCGTTCGTCCCCGCCGTCGTGTAGCGCTTGTCGCCGCCCGCGCAGGTGCGGATGACCTTCTTGATGAGGTTGATACAGTCCAGCTCACTGTACGCCGTCCCGATCAGCCCCCGCGCCGCGCGGATGGCTTCTTCCGCCTGAATCATTGATACCCACCTCCCTTAGACGATTGAAAGACCGTCATCAGATTCTTCTCTTTCTGCCGCGTCCAGCGCGTCATAATACGCCTGCGCAAGGGCTTCAACTTCCGCGATGTCGTCCTCCGTCAGCAAACCGCTGTCCAGATGGGTGTATGCCTTGTCCAGCCAGTACGCCACGTCGCGTCTAGCGGCGATCTCACGCTTGATGGAGCGCAGGGTCAGGTCGTGCCGGGCTTTGCTTTTGATAGCCATATGCTTTCCCTCCTTTAGGTCGCAGTCATAGACGCAATCGCGTTCTCAAGGTTTTTAATTACAATGCTAACGTCTCTTTGATAGCCCAGTTTCAGCCCCGCGCCGTCGCTCGATTGCACCACGGTGTCGGGCGCGTAGGTAGTCAGCACTTTGTAAGCGGCGAGTTCGGCGGGGGTGAGCGGGATTTCAACGGGGGTTGCGATCCTGTATACAACTCGGCAAGGTTTATCTGTAAAGTATTTAACCAGTGCAGTTTTTCGTTCATCATCGGTGCTTGCTTCACTTAGCCCTAAATAAGCGTTTTCGATTACGAAATCAACCATATCCTTTTCAACAAAACCCATCGAGTTTACAGTGCTAGACCACACATTGTCGCTCCATGGTAACGCTTCACAAAACAGGTTTCTATTGCTTCTCATCTCAAAAGAATTGCTCGTTTCCTCAGGAGTTCTGATACGAGCGCTTACAGCAACAGTAACATGCGTATAGATATTCAGCACACTAATATTGTTTGCGTTTTTAGCGTCAATCACGAAACTTGCGATTCTTTGCACCTTCACGCCTCTCTCCAAGTCCACCTCGTCGCAAACCCACTGCTGTCCCTGCGTGTCAGTGTAGTTTCCGCCAGAGGTGACAGGAATACCGGGTAAGCCGTTAGGGGTGGGCAGGGTGAGAGTTTGCGTTTTGCCGTTCCCATCGCTCAAGGTAACCGTTATGCTCCCGCCGTCACCAGCGCTCACAATGGGCACAGGTGCATCCGGCGTGGGTGTGCCGTCCTGCGTGCTTTTGCCGTACACAGTCAGCCCGCGCAGCGGCGCGGCAAAGGCATCATCAACGGCAATCGGGTTGCCTGTCTCGCTGCCCACAAGGACGTTCTGCCGGGCTGCATCTACCGCGCCGATGTTCTCCCTTGCCTGCGCCTTTTGCGCATCATCAAGCGTCTGCTCCGTATACAGCACAGCTTCCTGCGGCGCGTCCTTTCCCGGATCGCCCTTCTCGCCCTTTTCGCCTTTCTCGCCCGTGTCGCCCTTCATCCCCTGCGGAATCGTAAATTCCACCATCGGGTTTTCCGCCGTGCCGCTCTGCGTAACGCTCGCCGCCGTCCCGGCCTCGCCCGTCACGGCCGTGACGGTAAACCTTGGCGTTGCGCCCGTCGCGCCCGGGCTTCCATCCCTGCCGGGGTCGCCCTTTTCGCCTTTCTCGCCTCGCGCGCCCGGTGCGCCGGGGTCGCCCTTGTCGCCCTGCGGGCCTTGCGGTCCTACAAAGTCGCCATCATCCAACCGCCGCTGTACTTCATCCGCGACTGCCTGCGCGGCGTTTCCTGCCCGCTCAACGTCGGCCAGCATGCCAGTCGCTTTGTCAATCCATGTTTCAACCGGATCGGGCGCTGGGGCAGTTGCGTCGCCAAGAGACTCACCGATGCGCGTACAGGCAATCGCTGTCTTGATGACCGTACCATCCGCGTCTTGGATTGTGATTTGGGCTTGCCCTCTTCCGGTTTTATCGCCGATGTCCGCTCTCGTGATCTCCCACGTCAGGATACCGCCCTCTTGCTTCACCGCCGCCGGATACTCCGCCCGGCCAGGCGGCTTGACCGTGATCGACGCAATAGCATCCGGATACTGGCTCAATATGCTTTTTACGTCGATCAGTACCCGCGTCGCGCGATTTTCACCGACGCGGCCAAGCAGCAGCGCTTGATCGCCAAAACGATCAAACGACAGAATGATATCACGCATCACGCTCTCTCCCTCGTTTAACTCAAGTTCAAAGTAGCATCCTACTCTAAAGTATAGTCAGAGACAAAAAACCGAAGGAATCAGGCTTTTTTGAGCCGTACTCTCCAGTTTTCGGGTTCTACTCTAAAGTTTGCTTGCGTCACTCCGTCACGAGGTCTTCACATCCGCTGTCGATCAGGACTTCCCTGACCTTCTCCTTGAGCAGTCGCGGCACCTGCGCAAAAGTCTTCTTCCCAAGCATAATCTGCTGTGCCCAAATCATAGCCATCATATCTTCTTCCTTTCCGCTCATTATAATGAGCCGTCCAAAAATGTTAAGCATACACAATCTCGCTCATTTCGAGGATGCATTGTAGCAGGGTTTCGTTCTGGTTTTCAAGCGTCTTGATGCATTCTTCCTGCGTCGGCCGCGGTTCTCCCGGCTCCGGCACTTCCGGCTCGACGTACACGCTGCCGTCGTCGGAGAGCTGCACCGCGTTGTCAAGGGTGCGGTAAACGGTCGTGTAGCCGCTGAAATCGCCTAGCTGGGTCACGCCGTCCATGCGCCACGTCGTAAAGCCTGTTGTTGGAGCGTCGGCGATACCGCCAAGCTCAATAACATGATCGTTAACGCGCGTGAAACCTGCCTCCAGAAATTCATCTGCACCATTAGATTTTATTTTAATCATATATTACCCCACTTATAGAGCCTTCCAAGTGACTTGTTTATTGCCATTTATTTGCGTTCCAGAATATGCTGTGCCATCAGAAGCAACGCCCAAATAGTAGGTATCGCTAACAAAACTTCCCGGCCAACTGCTACCGGTAATACGGATAAAACCACCATAGTCAGCAGGCATTGTATTTCCTTTATTTTTCTCGGTGTAGAAACCGCCTTGTTTCAACGACCAAACGTCGGACTTAATAGTTTTGACGGCTTCCGCCCCAGCTACTTTATTCGTCAGATCGGTGCTTGCAAGGATTTCCTCCAGTGTGAGCGCATCAGATTGATTCACTTTAGCATTAACATTGCTCTTTAGCTGATCAAGCTCTGTTCCGACCTTTTGCGCGTCGGCGGCTTTTCCCTCCTCGGTCAGCGTCGCGTCCGTGCCGGAGAGCGCCCCAACGTCCGCCGCTATCAGCTCGACTTTTCCCGCGCTGTCCGGTGTCTTGCCGTTGATCGTCAGGCTCCCGATGCTGCCCGTGTCGCCGCGCGGGATCGTCAGCTCGATCACCGGCGCTTCCGCCGTGCCGGTCTGCTTGACGCTCGCCGCCGTTCCCGGCTCGCCGGTCTTTACCTGCACCGTGATCTGAGGCGTTGCGCCTGTGCTGCCACGCGGGATCGTCAATGCGATTACCGGCGCTTCTGCGGTACCGCTCTGTATGACACTGGCCTCTGTTCCCGGTTCACCCGTTTCCACCTGTACCGTCATTTGCGGCGTTTTACCAGTAAGACCTTGAGGACCCCGAAGTTGTTCGATTTGCGCCTCAGTCAAGTCTTCAAAGCGCATGCTTCCATCCTTGCCGGGAGGCCCCGGGGGGCCTTGATAGCGGTCATTAAGTTTTGCGGTCACCCGAACGGAAGTATTTAGAATCTCAGCCGCCGCTACTCGTTTTTCGTCGCTCATTCTTGGCTCACCGCCTTTGCTACCTTAAAATCTCCGGGTTCCAGAATTCGGTGCTCGTCTGCGAGCACGAACTCTACTTGCCATTTATAGGTTCCGTCAGGGTATTCCACAGTGTCCGCGTGTAAAAACGACCACAGAAAGCGATTGTTTTCTAAGTCTGCGGTTTCAATAGCTTGCGCCAGCAGATCTCCGCGACTGCCTGACTGCGAAATTTTCCGGATGGATAGTATTGCGTAGTCACCTTCAAGGAGCTTGATATCCACCATATCAACGACCAAAACGCCGTCGTCGCCAGAAATCAAGCTGATGTTCAATCCGTCAATCTTAAACATCTCAGATCACCTCGCAAACAGCCGCATGTAGGTTTGTATATCCATTTGATTTTCCTTAACCGCGTCTACGGCTTTATTACGTACCAACCGTCTATACCCCGTCGGAATGTCACAGAACGGCTTGCGTCCTTCTAGCACATCGTTAAACCATGCGTCAGTTACGCCGGCATTAGGGGTGTTTTCGGTAGTCGGAATCCTAATCTTCAATTTAATCCACTCCTATCGTGTCACGCGGGCTTTTCAAGCTTCACTAACACGCTACCGTTTTTGTTGCGCTGGATGATTGTGAGTTCAGTAAATCCTTCATAGACTTCGGTTACGCCGGGTTTCGCCTTGTCTGTCTTTTCAATTTTGCTGTTGCCCTCGAAGTCAGCGGCAATTTCCGACAGCAGCCGATTATCGGGGATCTCGATCATCAGGCTTCCCGATGCGCTTGTCGGGCCGAATGCCCAATTTACATCAAGCGTCTTGCCCTTGCTCGTCGCGATTTTCATTTTCACTTTCCTCCCTCTGAACCTTTTCGATTGCATCAACACAATTATTGATTGATTGCATCGCTCCTGCAAGCAATTCAGCGTCAGCACCAAGCACATGGACGCGGGCAAGCGCCGCGTTAACGTTGCGCAGAAGTATGTTGATTTTCATGTTTCCTCCTATGCCATCAAAAGTGTGAATGTGTCAGTGCTTACGCTGGCGCACTCGTAAAACTCCATATTTGATGTTCCTGACGGAGCCATTGCATACCGTTTTTTCCTGGTCACACCGGTCACGACCGTCACGCTTTCCCAGCGCGCCTGTTTTCCGCCGATATTGATACTGCTAATCTCCGCATAGTTGGCGCTCAAAGATTTAGTATTCAAGGCTGCTGTTGTCACGTATGAGCTGTCGGTGATTTTGATTTCCGCAATTTCCGCGTTAAATTTGGACAACGTTACATATCCATCCAGTGTGATCTTGTCCGCTTTCAGCTCGATTTCGCTGTTCAGACCGTCAATCTTGACCTCTGCGGACTTGATATCCCCTTCTGCTGTTTCGACGCGCCCGACAAGACCGATCTGCCCGTCTGCGCCGTTCAGCGTGATCTCCGCTGACGAGATGCGTCCTTCCACCCCATCGACACGCCCGGTAATAAGCTGTATCTGGGCTTTATCCTCGTCAATATCGATTTCCGCGTAGGACAGGCGGTCTTCCATAGCCTTTTGTTTTTGCCCAAATCCGCGCATCTGTCCGCCGACGGCCTGTCGATAGCCGTATTCGTCGCGCTCTTGTTTAGGCAAAACCTCACGCGACTTATTGCCGCTGGCAGACAGCGTAGTTCTGGCCGAGCCGTTCCAGCTCATTTGCTGGCTAAACACGGGCAACAGCTCTTCTCCGCTATCCGTCTGGATTTTTAAGATATCTCCGGGATCAAGGGAGAAATCGCCGAATGTGTTTGCATAGCTGGGCTTATAGCTCGGCATGCTTTTCATCCGATCCAGAAGATCATCCGTGTATGCCACGATTTCACACCTCCCATCAAGTGATAACCGCAGCAATCGGGTTATCGACGATGTACAGGGAGTTCACGCCCGCCCCGGTAATCACGTCATCCCCCGCGCTGTCGCGGATGATGAGCCTGTCCACGCCTGCCCTTGTATAATACCCGACATCGTATTCGCTGTAGTCATGCGCCGTCAGCGAATACCCGGCGTAACTGAACCACTTTAATTCAAGCGCACCGTCTCGGTTAATGTGGGCAAAGCAACCGCTAAGCTCCGCACACCAGCCCAGAATATCCCGATACGTAGCTTTGGCAAAGGCTTCCGGCGCAGACGAAACCGTTCTTTCACCGTTCACCATTTGCGTAGACCCAAGGGTAACGCCTACGACCTTACACACTTGGCCTACAAGGTTTTGAAGGGTTGTAGGAAAAGCGATAGACCCCTCTTTGTACTGGGTATCGAACAGGCTCATTGCGTCATAGGCGTCAATAGACAGCGTTTTTCGCGAGTTAAACACCGGCTTTTCTGCATAAAACACGCCGAGCGGGACCATTTCGTAGATATCGGTGCTCGTCGGGGCGAAAACCATAAGATTGTTTTCATCTTTGATGCCCGTACCGCGTGTGCCCTTATGCCCGAAGCATACGCCGTAGTTCATCGTCTTCCACGCGACAGCCGCCTTTTGAATCGGTGGTGCGTAAAACGTAAAATCCCCGGCGATGAGTTCTCCGTTTTTGAACGCGAACTTCTGCGTTTGATTTTTCGTAAACACCAAGAGCTTATCATTGAGAAGCGCAAGCGCTTCTACTCGCTCGGTCACACCGCTTACAGCGGCATCATTGAGCGTGAGAAACGGGGCTTTATCATTTCCGCGAATCCGAAAACTCCCGGTGTCGATTCTACACACGCAGTTAGGTGATTCGTAAATGACGTTCGTCCGAACCCCAAGATACGCCTTGAAAGCGCCGAAATCATATCCCGTCCACGTATTGTCATCATTCAGGAGGTCAAAGGATAGCATCGCCGCCGAGCACCCGCCCGGTGCAAAATCCTCACCCTCATTAACGCTCGCCTGATAGCCGATGCCGCCGGAAGATATATTGATATCTCGTGACGTTACAACCGCGTCGTCAAACAGAAGGAGAGGTAATTGAAGCTCATCTTCTCGAATTGCTTCATGGAACGCCTCACTTACCGCGTACATCCTACCCCTCCTAAATTTCGATGATGTTGACCTTGAAATCGCCGATCCAGCGTTCTCTATTCGCGTCGATGCACTTCTTGGCTTCCCAATTTCGGTCACCACAGTACGCGATAATCGTCTGCGCGCCTTCAATAGGGTCCGGATAGGTAAACTGAAATCGGTCGCCCTTATTCATAAGCCCGCCCATTTCCTTCATGGTCTCCCAGAAAATGCCGTTCCATTCCAGATTGACGTGACACTTCATCGCCACTTTGTTACGGCGAATGTCACCGCTGGCGTCACGCTCGCCAAGCGTGTCCAAGTCGCTTTGAGCGCCCTTGAAGGAAGAGGGATCAGGGATGGGAACACCGTTAATGGAGAACCCCATTTTGTAGTTGATAGCCATCCCTTAACCCCCTGTCGTTCTTGCGTACATCCTCGCGCTCTGGCTCTGCATGCGCCCCCATGCGGCGCTGGGCTCGGCTCTGGCGACAAATTCTTTGCTGGCCAGTCTACGCATAGCCTCGGTCTGCTGCTGCTGTGCGGAAACCATGCGTTCAATGGCACGGCTCACGGCGCGCTCGATACCGGCTTCGATCTGGTCATTGTTCGCGACGGCGGTATGCCCGTTGATCGTTCCGACTAATTCAGGACCCGCCTCGCGCGCGAGGAACATCTGACCAGCGTCCGGGAAACCGCCGGATGCAAAAGACCGGCCAGCCGGATTACCAAAGTTTTTGAAAATCCCGGATATCTTGTTCGCAGTCTTTGTAGACCACGATTTCAACCCGTTTCGGGAGCCGCCCGATGTGTCAATATTCACACCCGGAATAAGGTTTGCAATCGCCGTCGTGACCGACGTATACCCCTCTGCAATCGCGCCTGTGATGCCGCTGATAACGCCCTGACCAATGGCGCTACCGAGTGTCTGCGCCGCCGTAATAACCGGGTTATCCGATTTATTAAGCCAGTCTTTGAGCCATACCAAGGGGCTATCTACGCTCGTAGTAAGCCACGTAAACAGGTCACTGAGGATTTTGCCAAGCGTACCAATCGGATCATTGCCAAAGGTTTCCCAGTCAATGCCGTTTTCCGCAAAGTACGCTTTGATTTCATTAACGCGGTCTTTAATCCACGTAATTACGGGTCCGAAGATGGAAACAAGCGCGTTTCTACCCTCCGCCATGATCGTGGCAATCGGCCTGAAACCGAAGGCATCCTCAAAAGCATCGTCAAACGGCTGTACGATATTGGTGTCTAGCCAAACACGGATGTCGTTAAAAACCGTGCTGTTTACGATTCCGTCATACACGCCTTGAATGATGTTGCCGCCCGCGCCGTCAATATACGGCTTAAAGTACGCGACAAGATCAGACCACATCTGCGAAAGAAACGGCGTAAACATTTGCGTCGCGGCAACTGCCGCTTCACCCAGCGTGTTAAAGATGCCTGATACAATCTCGCGGGCATTCGTCGCGTTAATCAGGCTCGAAAGCTCAGTTTTGAGGTCTTCACCGATTTTTGCCCAGTCAGTTTCCTTAAACCAGTTATTAAAGCTGTTCAATGCGCCAGTCACGGTACCGTTGATCGCCCTTCCGATGCTCGCGCCCCATCCTGGCGTATTGATGAACCCAATGAACGTATCAAAGAGAAGCGTCACTTTTCGCGAGATGATCTCGCCGAGCGCATGGAAATTGATCTGGTTCAGCCCATTAGTGACGAGCGTCGAGATCTTTTCACCGATTTTTCTGGCATCGAGCTTGTTGAGAAAAGCCGCCAGGGTCTCAATGCCCGCGCTGAGTTTCTTGCCAAGATTGTTACCTATTTCAAAGGCGTTGACTTTCTCGATAATGCCGTTGACCTTAGCGGCCAGCAGGCTTCCAAGTCCCGCCCAATCTTGAGCGTTAATCGCGTCGCGAATCTGCTTGGTGAACGCGAGGATATCAGAATCAATGCTGGATTCCTCGAACATCCCACTAATAGCCCCGCTACTACCACCTCCGCCCCCGCTGTTTTTACTAGCGATGACGTTCAGCTCATCAAAGTCGGCCAATGCACCTTTTGCGGCTTTTCCCGCGCCGGACGCTGCCGCGCCAAATTTAGACGCTTGATTCTTGGCCTTAATAAACACGCCGGAGCCGCCGAGCGCCGCAAACAGTTGATTGATTGCGTTGAGGAACTGGACAATTACGTTAGTCGCCGCCTGAATATAAGGGACGAACATGTTAATCAGCGGAGCCGCTGCCGCGCCAATGCTGTTGCGGATCAGTTGCAGCGCTGTAGACATGCTGTTTAGGCTGCTGACAATCTGCTTGGAAAACGCCGATCCGCTAGCCTTAGCAAAGTTATAAAGGTTTGTGATGCCTTCCTTGAGCCCCTTATTGATTTGCGTTACCATTTGTCGGAACGTGCGCGTCACCGCCAAACGACCAAGCCGCTTGAAGAACTTTCCAATCGCCGAGTAGGCGTTCATAACAGTCGTTGCAAAACTCTTAAAGGGGTATATCAGCGCTTGACCGACGACTTGCCCGATTTTCAGCACGCTGCTTCCTACGCTGCTAAGGATTTTGCTCACGCCCGAGACAATGCTGCTAAAGGCGCTCTTAATCACAGAAACCGCGCTGAGGAAGACGCTCTTTAGCGCGCCCGCAACTTTTCCGGCTATGGGTATCACCGCGTTCCCGATTTTACCGAGAACGTTTATAACCCCTGAAAAAGCGCTACCTACAGTCTTGACAGCGGACATTGCCTTGCCGCCAAAGCTGTTTTCAAACTCCAAGCGCTTGACCTTTTCCCGCAGTTTAGGAAGCGTCTCTAGGAGCTTAACCTTTTCGCGCAGATTAGCCAATTCCTGATCCACTTCTGCGGATTGAGAGTACGCGCCGGAGCGGATTGCCTCTTCCTTGGCCTGCAATTTTTGAAGCGTCAGGTTTTCGGCAATGTATTCACGCATGACTTTAAGCTCCATGCGCCATTCCTCGCCCTTGTCCTGACCGGCAAAGCCCCATTCCTTTTCTTTTTGGAGCTTCGGAAGCGTTACGTACTCGCGCTTCAAATCCTGGATGGCCTTGATCTGCTCTCGAATCGCTTTAGCATGCTCTTGAGCGGCCTTCGTGGCTTTCATCTCTTTATCGTAGGCCGTCATGTATGCCGACGGGCTGCCCGATTCCATCTGCCGGCCGTACAAGCCCTTGCCGTCATCCCGGAAAGAGAAATCCTTGATCCCGGACACTCGACGGCTTTTCTGATACGACCGCGCTATGATGTCAGCGATTTCTTCATCCGACTGCCGCTTAAAGCTAGTCCTTGCCGTCTCCTGAGCCTGCAACCCGGCAAGCCGTTCTTCGTCCTTGGCAAGCCGAAGCCTAGCTTTTTCTCTCCGCACTTCTGCCGCGCGTTCGCGAATGGCCGCAAGCTCCGGGTCTGCCGGCTTTCTCGACCGCCCTGAACCTCCTGTCGCGCCGCTGACCGTGGCCTTGGCGGCCTTCACGGATTCCTTGAGGTTTTCGGTAAAACGGGATACATCCTGATTGTTCAGCTTGCTCATGCTGGCCGTCAAGTCATTGACGGCGGCTCCAAGCTGCTCAACAAGCCGGATGGTGTTCTGCATCCCCTTACCGTTGCTGGATTTATCAATGGCGCTCAAGCCCTTTGCAAGCTCTTTCATAGAGCCTACAAAGCCGGAAACGCCGAAAGACTTCGTGATCTGGGAGATTCTGCTGATCGTCTGTTCAAGGCTTTTAATTTTGGTTTCGGCCTCCGCAATTTCAGCAGTAATGCGTATGCTTACGTCATTTACCTGCTCGTCAGCCATTGGCCATCTCCCCTTTCTTTTTTAGATTCTTGTTGATCGGCTTCATAAACATCGCCATGAACATTTCGCAGCTTTCGTCAACCTTTGCTTCAAGCTCCTGCTCGTTTTCGGTATCCCGCCTCGGCCGGAGGTCAAACGGCTTTTCCAAGTAAGGATCCGCTTTCGGATTACGGCTCCCGAAGGCCAGCATCGGCGCGATACACCCCATCGCCTGATAAAAATACGCGCCTAGCAGCCAAGCGTCGGTATTGGCTCTCTCCTGCCTAATCTCATCCGCTTTCCTGTAGGCGCGTACTAACATGCCGTCCTGATTCCAATATTGGTCATAGGTCATGCCTATGCTCAAATAATAGGGAAACCATTCTTCAAAGCATTCACTCATTCGAGGTGACTTTTTGGGTGTGGCCGCCGCGTTTACTCCATCACCCAGCCGAAGTTTCCCTCGTCTTCGTCTTCATCTTCGCCATCTTCGCCATCTTCGCCAAACATGGCCTTAAACGGTTCCGAATACAATTCAGTCAGGGCATGCAGGAGCTTTGTCTTGCCCTTCTGCGCGTCGAAAATCTCATTGACCAGCTCCTGCTTTACCCGGCTATGGTGCATCAGGAATGCGCCGGAAAACAGCTTAGGGAGCATTGTCATAGGCATGGAATCCATCTCGTCGATGCGAAAGCCCGCCTCTTCCATTGCCTGAACGGTCTTACGGCTGTATTCAAGGGTATACTTTACACCGTCATACTCAATCTTGATTCTCTTAGCCATGTCCTTCTTCGTCCTCTCTTTCACAGTCGCAGTCTTACACAGAATACTTAGGCAATCGGCTCAATCGGCGTAGACGGCGTGACGATGACGTTCATCTGAACGCGCTCGTTGACGCCACCGCCGGAAATCTGCGGGCGGATATAACCCTTGAAACCGAACTTACCCTTGCTACCGTCCGGGACAGCCGCAGTGCCCTTGCCCGTCGCGCCAAAAAATAGGGCGAGATCATGCTCCGCACCGTCGTTCAACGTCTGAACGGAATCGTAGTCTTCCTTGGTATAATTGCTCTCAAAGGTCATGTTGTCATTACCCTCAATGCCGGGTATGAAGGTCTGCATGTGATCTGAAAGCGTAGTCGTATCAATCGTCTCCGGAGCCTGACCCAGATCAGGGAAGGAGATAATGTCGATCAGCTTTTCGTAAGTCTCACCCGATTTCTTAATCATCAGGTAAGTCTGATAGGTGCTAATAGCCTTCGCCATAAGCATTTCCCCCTTTATTAACGTCTATAGATAACGCCGTCTGCGTCCACAGCACATCGGTATCGAAGCGTCATCTGGTAAATGGAGTTGTAATTTCGATTTCGCGTAACGCTCGTTGACGAGCGGATAAAACCCAAAGCAATGAATGCCTTGTCCACCGCATCGGCGATCCTTCTGCACTCTTGCTTCTTTCCGGCCAGACTGTCTGTGAACACGTCAACCTCATAAAGCAAGTTCGCGAAGCACTCCGAATCGGAGCTGTCCTGAAAGCGCTTGTTCGTAGCGTTGCCGGTTTCGACAATGCTTACAAACGGCAACTGCGGAGGATGCGGGTTATAGGCCGACGCGAAGGTTATGTCCTTCGCAAACTCGTTTTCAGCCATTACGCGATCTACAACGGCGCTGTAGACAGCCGCTTCTACGTCAATCACTTAACGTCCACCTCGCTACATCCGTAATGACTTCACGTCCATACTCAGCCGCGTTGTACATTGGCGCGGCAATCGGTGTGCCGTGCGTAAAGCGCTTCTCACCGTCTCCGTCGATATATACCCATGTGTCTCTTGCGCCCTTTCCTTGGCCATACGTGCCAATGGCGCTCATGCCCATAGATTCAGCCCACGGATGCGGATAGGAGCCGACCGCGCCTGCACCGCCGTTGTAAAACTGGCCAGCGCCAAACTCGATCCACGGAACGCTTTCACCTCTGGCTACCACACGCGCGGCATCCCCGTCTTCCTCGACGGTAACGTGAACGTCTTTTTCCTGCTCGTAAACAGCGCTGTCAAAGTTTTCCTGTGCTTTGTCGCGAATGGCTTCTGCCGTATTCTGGACGATCTGGCGCTTTTTTTCCTTGAGTTCGTCAAGATAAGCCCCAAGGATCGCGCTCAGGTCATCCAAATGAAACAGATCGACCGTAATTTCTCGGCTCATATGCTCACCGCCCCCGCTGTACGCGCGTAATCTGGCAGGCGCGCCAGTTCAGGCTTCCGGCGATACGGTAGATCACATGGTCATAAGGCGTGTCCGTAGTCCCGTCTTCTTTGAGTACGGGCTTCGTGTCGACCCAAAACACACTCATCTCGTCAATCCGACAGTCAGGCGGTAACGGGTTCAGCGTCATAACATACATGTTCTGCTGTCCGTAGGGCTGGTATTCAACCTTACCGGACAGGTTGTTGTTGGTCAGGCCGGATGTTCCCGATATATTGACCCGCATAGCCCGCACCTTCCCATAGACAGGCAGGCGTTCGCCGGTTTTGTTTCCGTCGGGGTCTACAATCTCGGTCGTTCCCTCATACAGCGCATACCACACCGTGCGCTTGTTGCGCTCTGCACCGTTTCGCATTACACGACACGCCCCTTTGGCGTGATCTGTTGCAGAAACTCGGCCGGAAGATCCATGTAGCCGCCGAATGAACGACTGATGCCGTTTTCGGAATGCAGGGATTCGCCTTCCATTCCTCGCTTGCCCCAGAGAAACACCGCGATTTCCATTTGTAAATCGAGATAACAGTCTTCAATGACTGCATTCTTCGGTATGCCGAACGGATATTGCCTGTTCAGAATCCGCGAGGCCGCCTGATCAAGGTAGTACGGCAACAGCCTGACCAATTTCGCTTCTTCTTCATCCTGCTCGTTAATGCCGACAAGCATTTTCATCAGGTCAACCTGATCCCCAGTTACGTATCTGCCCACTGTTGCCGTACCTCCTCTCAAACGTCAGTCTTGCGACTTCTGGGCGCTCGTGTTCTCTTAGGCGCTTCTTCCGCGCCGTCGCTCACGATCTCACCAAATTCGTTAAGGCTTTCCGCATCAGCGGGATCAATCGTCACCGATTGACCCGCAGAATGGTACTCACCCCCATACCAAACCCAGCAGTTTGGAATGAGCCTCATGCAATCACCTTCAAAACCGCAATCTCATCCATGCGCTCAAAGCTCGGCAGGACGATTTCGGAAGCAATCGTGTTGATGTTGACCGGGTGCTCCTCGATGATGCGCGTGACCGCAACGCCGGTGTTCACAATGGACACCTCGGCCTTACCGCTGCCCATCAGGTCGGCCTCTTCCGGGGTCGTGCCGTACCACGTATAGCCAAGGTTGCCATCCGGGATGAGGCACACATAGCCGTCCGGGACGAAAGACTTACTCACGCCGTTCTCGTCCTTGAACATCTTGTCGTACACGACGAAGTCAACACCGACCATATCACGGAACACGTTGGCGATGTCCGCACGGGTCAGGTAGCTGTAGGATTTGCCGGTAGCCGTCAGGAAACGGTTCTTCACAGCGTCAATCTTCGCCAGCATGTTGAAGGTCATTCTATTCATAATCGCCGTGGTCAGCTTCGCGCCGGTAGCCGCAGCGACGGCGTTCTGCGCCTTCTGGATGTCTTCAAACGGATCGGCAGTCGCGGTAGCAGACCACAGCTTCGTGGTGGTCAGGCCGAAGTAGTTCTTGCTCTTCCAAGCGCCCTCGGGGTCGTAGTCGTAGGCGTACTTCACACCATTAGCCGAGATGTCGATCTTCGCCTCGCCGCCCTCCGGGAACAGCAGGCTCATAATCATGCGCTCCGGAACGACGTTCGCGCCGTCAATCAGCTCACCCGCGTCGTCGAACACGCGGTCGATGGTCGCGCGCGCATACGGATCACTGGAATCCTGAACGCGCAGAAGCTCCTGACGGTCATGCTCCTTAATTTTGAAACCTTCACGGAAGAACGGCATCTCCGTTTCAATCTTCTCAAAGCCAATTCGATCACGGAAAGTCGCCTTCGCGTCAAACGCAGACGGCTTGAGCATGACCGGCAGACCCTTGCTACCCTTGAGCCATTTCAGGTCAAGTCCGGCGCGCTTCTTGGCCGGGAACAGGCCGGCGCCGAGGTACGGGATCTTGTTGCTCGCAGTTTCCGTCCAGCGGGCGGCGATAACGTCAGGGGTGAAAAAATCAATAATGTTCATGGCTTACCTCCATCAAATGTTTTCGCGGCAGACGATACCCGGAAGCACGGTCAGAAGGTCGCTGGCGGTATAGCTCACGCCGCTGTGCGTGGTCGCCTTGGTCAGGTTGATAACGCCCTGCACCAGCATTGCGCCGTTCGGGTTACTGGTCGGATCGACGTCATAGAGCAGAATGCCCTGTGCATCGGTCGCCGCAGAAAGCACGGTTCCGTCGGCCTTGACAGGCGTACCCGCTTTCACAACAGTGCTGCCCTTCACGCTGACCGGGAGGGCGACGAAATCATCAGCGGCCAGAATCTCAATCGTGCCGCCATACTGCGTCTTTTCATACTTCATACGGTTTGCTCTCCTTTACTTGATCCTGTACGCATCCACAACCGTAGCCGTTGCCTTGGCAGAAGCCGCCGCCTCGCGGCCCATCTCCTTGGCAAGCGTTACGTTCGCGGATTCCGACTCTTCCGTACCGCCGCCAGTCGGCGCGTTCATGCGCTTCATGGCCTCGGCGCGGATAGACTTCTCTCGACTGGCGTTGAACGCCGTTTGAAGCTCGAACACCGTTTTCAGATCGCCCTCCGCAAGCGCTTTCGCCGCAGCCGCCGCCTGCGTATTGTCGTAGCCCATGGCGATATACTGCGCGGTATGCTGGGAAATAAGGATTTGCTGGCTCAGCTCTGCGTTCCTGTCCTGCAACTCCTTCAAAGCCGCCGCTGTCTTCTCTTCGGCGCTCATTTTCTCACGCGCGTCACGCTTTGCCGCCGCAAGCTCAGACGCGGTTTTGTCAAACGTCGCCTTGGCAATCCAGCCCGTCATGTCCAGCTCGTACCCTTCGAGCGCGGCAACCTTTTCCTCCGGGGTCATCTTTTCATAACCTTCGATATTTTTAGTGTTCAGCTTCATATGTCTCCTCCTGCGTTTTAACGTCTTCTCTGACTTAATGTGTTTTAACGTCTTCTCTGACAAAAACAAAAGGGCTATAACGAGAACGTTACTCGCTATAGCCCCTGTTGGCTGTTTCCTGCCGCCCGGTTGCGGCAGTCAGTTATTCAATTTCGCTCTTATCCCGCAGCTTCCGCGTGATCCTGACCACAACGACGCTGCCCTTCTCGACCTTGAGCTCTACGTTATTCCCCGCCGTCAGTTCGGCGTTCACCGCTTCCAGTGTCTCCGGCATCCTCGACACGTCCACCCGCACCGCTCGTCATCTCCTTTACGGTCTTCTTCTCCATTTCCCAATACCAATCCAAGCCCTGAATCGCGGCTTCCTCCGGGTCAGGGAACAGGCCGCAAACCTGATAGGCTTGTTTCGGATTCACCTTATCGCACCCCAGCAGCATGGTCAGCACGGTTGCCCGCGTGGAGATGTCCTCATAGTTGCGCCGCGTGAAGCGCTCTGTGATGTCGTCCTCGCGCAGATCGAAGCCGTCCTTCACCAGCGCACGGGCGATGCTCAGTGCGGCTTCTACGAACCGCTTATCGCTTCTCGCCCACAGGGTTTCCGTTTCTTTCGCCCTCGCCTCAGCATGCTGCCAGCCGTTGCGGACGATGGTAGAGCCGTTATTCGAGCTGTCAGACGTGTTTCCGTCGCCCGTAGAGGGCATGCCGACAATCGTTAGAATCTTCTTGTACAGGTCGTTTGTAAGCACCTGCTGGTCGGCCTGCTGCAAGTCCACCATGACGCTTTTGATGTTCGGCGTAGCGCCGCCCTTCACGGTTTTAGTGAAGATGAAAGCGCTTGGCTTGTTCTGCAACGCCTTGACCTGGTCATCGTCCAGCGCGATATCGTTAAACCACATCAGGCTTTGGACGTTCTGCGCTGTCGCCTCAATGCGGTTGCTTTCGAGGATGTTCATGTCATCCAGCAAGTCGATGACCGGCTCGAATGCGCCAAGCCTGAACTCGTTATGCACATACTCGACAATCGGGATCACGCCCATCGGGTTAGGCTCTTCCTCGACGGTCGCGTCCGTCATCCGAAAATGCGATTCCGGGGTATACACGTCGTACACCCAGCCAACACCCGTCTTATTCACATACGTCGCGGCGAACACCGGCTCAGAGTTCTTCGCAGAGCTGTTCCTATACGCTACAAACGTCGTCATCGGGTTTAGCGTCGTGATGATAAACGGGCTGTTATCCCCGTTATATGCGCTGTTCGGGTATATCATGCGATAACCCAACCCGCATATATGCAGATCATCGGCCAGCTCTTTATCTGTCGCGTTCTTGCCGCTCAGGTGCATGAAGTCGTTAAACTTCTCCACCAGCGTGGACACGCCAGCGCCGTCTTTGCGGCTGACGTATGTGATCGGCGAGCTGAGAAGATAGCTGCTCTTGAACGACACGATCTCGTTTGCGTGGTTCACAACCGTGTTGTACTGGATATCCGGCCTGATCTCTTTGACGCGATCATAGATTGGCTGAATGCCGCGCATATAGCTGAACAGGAACTCTTCTTCGGTGGAGTTCTTGTCATGCTGCCCCAGCACGGCCGAGACGGCATTTCGGACATTAGCCGCCGTGACGCGCTCAAAATCCGTAACGACTTTTCGCCGCCCGGTGTACTTCTGCATGGCCTAGCCCTCCTCCCGATTTTAGTCTCTTCCTAGCTACCATATACAACATATTGTGGTTTATGTCAATAGATACCGCAATATTTAGACAAAAAAGTTTTTAGAACAGGCGCTGCATCACTCTTGGCCTATAAGACGTTTCCTCGTCCATACACACCGCCATGCACAGGCTGTCCGGCGCGTCGTCATTCTTGTTTTTGCCGACGATTTTGAAGCTGTACACGTTCTGCATAAAAAGCTGATACGGCTTGCTCCGCTTCCCGTCATCCAAAAAGACCATTCGCTCCCGGATGTCCGGCGCTTTATCGAAAATGCGCTGCGTTTTGCCGCCGGTCGTCCTCTGCGCAACCTTCGTCGTCAGGTTGATCCGCTTTTTGCGCTTGCGCAGAATCTCGTCTACGCCCTCCGCGTAGTCCTCCGTCATCTTCGTCGCTTCCACCTGTAACGCGCCTACGCCGTGCTCAATCACCTTATCCGCCACGAGCGCTTGTGTCACACGCTTATCTCCGTTGTTGTACACGACATCGTGCACATACAGCTCATTCCCGTACTTGAAGATGACCGGCATCGCGCAGAAGTCGCCGCCGCCCCAGCTCGGGTCAAGCGCCGCGAAGATGCGATCCGGCTCCCCTTCGGGCAGTACGCCGTTATAGTACCTGAAATCGCCCGGACTGAACACCGCGCCGTCGCGCTCAATCGGCTCGCCCTGATACTGCGCGTTCCAGCTCGCCATGTCGTTATTCCGCTCAAACGACGCTCTGCGTTGCTGGTAGTACGACGTGTCAAAGCCTACGCCGTACTTGTAGTGAAAATTGCTCTCGTCCTTCTCGTTCAAGGCCGGAATGTTGATGATCTTTACCCTGCGCCGCGCAAACTTCGGATTGTTCAGCACCGTGTCAATGCGCTGGCCAATGGGATCTGTCAGGCTCCACCGCGTTCCGCACCAGAGAATCTTACACCCGCTCTTTGCGCGCGTCAGAAGGTTATTATCCACCTTGCTCCAAGCGGCGGTGAGCCGGTCTTTGCTCATGGCTTCCTCGATGCCGCTGATCAGGTCGTCGCTCATCAGGATGCCGTTGACGTCCACCGCGCCGTTCAGCGTGGAATACAGCGATCTGCACGTCAGAGACGCATACCGCTTCCTGCGGTCGATGTTCAGCGTCTCGTCCTTGCTGTTCGTCGCCACAAGCTCCGCGCCGGGGAATATCTCATGCCATGTGTACGTTACCGGGTCGTTGATAATCTCAAGCACGCCGTTGTAGAACGCGGACGTGATGACGTCGGAGTACGCGCAGTACAGGTTCGCCTGCTCGCTGTTCCGGCCTATCGTCCACGTCATGTAGAACATCAGCAGCGACGTTTTCCCCACTCGCGGCGGACAGCTCAAAAACAATTCGTCCAGCTCGTCATCCGCGAGCGCTTGCAGGCTCTCGACAAACGGTTTAATCACTCGCCGCCGGGGCAGATAAAACCGCTCCTCCGGCTTTCTGTTCCATTCCAGATAGACCAGATAGCTGTCAAAGTCCTTCGGCGCCGCCCACAGGTACGTTTGCTTCACCAGCTCATACGCCGCCTCGTCGCCCCGCGTAGCGAGCCGCTGCGCGTAGCTGCGCGCTTTCAGGCACAGCGCCAGATCGTCGGTGTTCCGCGCCATGTCAAACAGCATGCTTATATTCTTGAGATTTGACAGGTTCGATTTCAAAAGCCTGTCGATGATTCGCGCGTCTTCCATGCCCTGACCTCCTCCGTCGGCATACAAAAACAGGGGCTACGCTTCCGTAGCCCCTGTTGGCTGTATCCCTCTGCCCGGTCGCGGAGGTCTTTTTTGTGCTTAATCCCTCGGCAGAATCGCTTCCTGCTGGCCTTCAACCCATTCGCTGTTCTTGCCGTAACGGTAATACCCCTGATAGGTTTTCTTGTTGTTGAGGATGTTTCGTACCGTGCCGAATGTATAGGGCGCGCCGCTTCTCGAACGGTACCCTTCTTCCCCTAACTTATCCGCGATATCCCGCAAGGCCGTTCCCTCAGACTGGAGACTAAAAATCCGACGAACTACTTTTGCTTCGTCAGGGTTTATTATAAGCCGCCCATCCGATACGCGATATCCGACGGGTGCTCGCCCTCCGGCATACCCGCCCTGCCCGGCTTTCTGAATCCGGCCGGCGCTGGTGCGCTTCATAATGTTCTCGCGCTCCATCTCTGCCACGCAGAGCGTGAACGCCTCTAGCATGTTCGCGAACACGCCAAACTGCCCGAAATCCTCCGCGATTGAGATCAGCTCAATGCCCTTCATCTTGAGCTGCATCTTGTAATAGTAATACACGTTGATGTCTCGGGCGATGCGGTCTGACTTGGCTACGATCACCGCTTCAATCGGCGGGTTCTGCACGTCGCCGTACACAATCCGGTCAAACTCCGGCCTGTCCATCTTCGCGCCGCTCTTCGCCTCGTCCTTGTACTCGTGAACGAGCTGCATGTCGTTCCTGCGGCAGTATTCCGCAATCTGCGCGCGCTGCGCGTCGATGCCGAACTTGTCCTCTCCAACCTGTCCTTCGGTGGATACCCGGATATAGCTCACTACGTTTTTCACGGCTGTCGCCCTCCCCCAGTGATGGCTTGTGTCTTTACGACCTTAGTATACACCCATGTGCCGATATTGTCAATAGGTAAAGACACGTTTTTATTTTTTGCGGGTATTCGGGGGATTACCCCCGCGCCTTTCGACCGTCCCCCTCAATACCCCCGCCCCGGGATGCATCCAGGCGCGCTGATCCCATCAGGCCGGGCGGATCGTATGCCCCGCGCAAGTGGCCGCCGCCGTGAAGAGTGGGTGCGGCGGACTGAAAAAAGGAAAAATGTGCCTATAATCATGATAAAAGACTTGACATGTGCCTATAATCGCGGTATACTATAGGCACAAAAGGCACAAGACAGACAATCGAAAGGGGATCATCTTATGACAACATGTCGCAAGCCTGCCCACCTTAACGCTATTATAAGGCGCGTCCACCGTTGGGGCGAATACTTCACCCGCCGTTATTATTACACGACACGAGAAGCGTACACCCCCGACATTGACGCCGACCGGTATTACCTAGGTTATCACCTCATCCGCATTGAGCGGGACGCACTAGGCACCACCCGCGTACTAGACCCCGACGAATGGCAACTCGTCGCCGTCCTGTACTGACAACGACAACGACAACGACGAAAGGGGATCATATTATGGAATTTACCACAATTTACAAGGGCGGCCGCCCGCAATACTTTTTTCTTCGCGCCGAAAGGCCGGAAGAATGGGAAATGTTGCGCCCGTATTACTTGACGACCTCATACGACCGCCCGCGCGCCGGGCGTATCCTGGAGATGAATTGCCTGTATAGCGGCCTTGTGTGGTATGGCCGTGTATCGCATGGCTATGGCTATGCGTGCAGCGCCGACGTTTACGGCACCCTGATCGACCTGATCCGCAAGCTACACGGCAAGCGGCTATCTGCCGCCGCCGTGAAGGAGCTTGACGCAGTCAACACACATGAAGACCGCTTGACGCTAAGCGACGCGACGCTACAGGAGTTAGCGGCGCTCAATGCCGCTGAATTCGCCCGCCGTTGTGAGACGGCCGGGAAGGGGGCTTGACCATGGGCGCGATCAACTATGGCACATCCGACGTTATAACGCTAGCCGTCAAGCCCTATGACCCGGACGACCTGGACGACCTGGACGACCTGACCCCCGACGAACGCGCGGCATATATCGCGGACAATTACGCCGCCGATTATGACAACGCCGCCGCGATCATTGACAATTACAGCTTCGACTTTTTCCGCGTCGCCCCTGCGTGGGGCTATTATGAAGGCGTGTATATCGCCCTATCAGATAATTTTTATGCGGCGTCATACGCTGACAAGCGCGACGCGCTCAAAGAGGCCACAAGGCTCAAGCGGCTATTACTTGACCTTGCCGGCGTCGGCTTCGTCCGGTGTGCCCCCGGCTGGTGCACCGGGTACAGCGATCACAAGGGCACCATAACGGCCATACGATCCGCCATACGGGAGCTCAAGCAGCGGATCACGCATTCCAAAATTGAGGGGTATTGATACCCCCCTCTTTTTTTATGCCCCCACTATTCGCCGTCTATTTGCCCGTGTAGCGGCCTTGCGCGTCTCCACGGTATCTTGTACCACACCGACACACAAGGCCGCTACACGGGCATTTTAGACCGTTTCACGGCGCGCCCGGAACGTCGGCAGTGGCTTCACCAGCTCCAGCAGCTCCAGCAGCGCCCGGATCGTCGGCGGGGGCTTCACCAGCTCCAGCAGCGTCCGGAACGTCGGCAGGGGCTTCCAGGGCGGCAGGAGCTACCCGGCAACGGCGCGCAACCACAGCCGCGCGGGCGCGATCGAGCGCTTCCCCACGCGCGCATCTGCGCAGCTACGCGGGCACACATAGCTGTGCGAACGCATACGCGCGCAGCCGCACAAGCGATCTCACGTACAGCCGCGCTGGAGGTGTACGCGCGCATAGCCGCACAGCCGTTCGGGCGTATAACCACACAGCCGTTCGGGCGTATAGCCACGCGGCCTTTACGCCTGTCTGTAAACACCTTCGGTAGCATCACGCGACGCTTTCCCGGAAAGCAAGCGATAAGACCAAGCGATGGCGTGAAAACAAGCAATAGCACAATACCCGCGCTCTCATAAACTAACAGTTCGCCACTCAGACACGTTTCCTGCCCGTTCTAGGCGTTTTCCTGCGCCGCACGATAACTTTATCATCCTGCGTGCCGAAACGCTCAGACGGACGTTTAGCCGCTCTCACGCGCTCACGCCGTGGGCTTTTGAAAACCACACGCTCTCGCCGTGGGATTTTGAAAATCGCGCTCACGCCGTGGGATTTTGAAAACCATATGCCCACGCCGTGGGATTTTGAAAACCATATGCCCACGCCGTGGGATTTTGAAAATCGCGCACGCCGTGGGATTTTGAAAACCATATGCCCACGCCGTGGGATTTTGAAAAGCCCATCAGGCAAAATCATCCTGTGGGCTTTTAATTTATTCGATTGTGTAGTCTGTGTCAACGTCCATCTGCATAAACTCGTCCGGCTCTGGCAAATTCTTTGCGATTTCCTCCGGCGTAAGCGGTTCATTGCTGTCATCCGCACTTGCCGAAACAACGATTTCCTGACGATCGCTCATGCCGTAATAGTTCTTAGAACGGAAGATATATGTCACCGGATTCATCTTGCCGGATTCGGTCAAAACCGCGTCTGTGGCGTGTATCATCTCTAAAGCTTTTTTAGCGATGAGTTTTGTACTTATACCCGGTAAAGGCTCATCACGGAATCCCTTATTCATTCCAGTCCGCCAAGCCTTGAGCGTTTCGGACGTATACCCGCAATACAAACCGAGTTCCTCAACCGTTGGAGGGATGGCGCGATTTTGGATTTGATTGAAATAGTCATCGAGACGCTCTAGCAGCTCGGCGTTGCTCTGTACAGGCTTCATCAAAAATGCCTTCCGCAGATGGCCTATTGTATCGCCGAGAAGATTCTTTGTCTCCGGCTTATCCAGATCCGCATAGCCTTGAGGGGCTAAGGATTCACGGGGCTTAAATTCAAACTCCGTCACCGCGTTTGGGTCTTTCAGAAAATTGCGACCCCGATTGCTTACGCGGTTAGAGTTGTCACGCTTCGTCGCCACGTCGCGTCACCTCCTTTCACACATAGAAAAAATGCAGCCCCTTGACCGCTTTACGTCCGTAGCTTTGGAGCGACTTGTTGATATCGCCGGGAGCGATCCCGAAAGCCTTAGAAGCCTCGGACACGCTATCGTATGTCGAATTGTTTTCCCAGCAATGCACGGGCTTACGTCTTCCGTCTTGTCTCGGGAGGCTCTTTCGTTCCTCAAGCAGCGAATACCTTCTTTCCCGCAAATATTTTTCAAATAAATTTTCCGTGACCATATCGCAAACCACCTTCCTCTTCATTTTCCGGGCGCGGCAATCCAATCCGCATCGTGTCCCGAAATGGCCATTTTCGGGCGCTTTCGAGCCTGAAATTTTAGTTATGTTTCTATCCATACTTTGACCAAGGCTGAAATGGGGTCTGGTGTAGGGTGGTGTAGGGTTTACCCAAGGGGCCCTAACGCGGGGCTAGGGGCAGATGTAATTAGCTTTTAGGGTGTGCAGACCCTACACCGCCTACACCAACTTCACGCCGCTCCGTAAAAAGTTCTGTGCAGACCCTACACCGCCTACATTTTTAGTGCATCTTACACAAAGGATTGTCTATCCGGATCGTGCATCTGGTTTTTCAAATTAACAACTGCTCCCGTGGCTACCCTACACCGCCTACACCGCTACCCTACACCTTGCCTACACCTTGCCTACACCACCCTACACCACCCTACACCTTATAACAAGTGAACTCAATCAAAAGTTTGTGCAAATGCCTACACACCCTACACCAGCGCATATTCGCACGAAAAAATTTGTGCAAATGCCTACACACCCTACACCCGTTTTATCCGTAACGCATGTCATTTGGTGTAGGGTGGTGTAGGCAAATTTTCCCGAAAAACCGCCCCTCAAACAGGGTCAAAACTCGTTTTATTGGGGCAGTTATTTATCCTCGGAATTACTTACGTTTTCATCTCTAATTTTCTGGCATTCCCGCGCCTGTCTGGTCAGGGAAATCGTCTCCTCGAAGAGGCTGTCCGGCATAAACACGAGCGCCTTAACCGCCCGGCGTTGACCGACGGCTCTACCCGCCGCGAACCCGGCCAGCAAAAGGCCGATGTCCGTAACCACCCAAAGCATCAGATTCATGCGCAATCACTCTCCACTTTCAGTCTCTTAAACTCCTTAAAGGCGTAGGCTTGGCTTGACGTCGTGAGAAGCCATTTATCGCCCTTCCAGACGTGCCAGAGCGGCAGGCGACCTAACGGGTTATCCGTTCTGGCGGCGCTGTAGAACAGCCTTAAATCCTTGTAAACCTCCACTCGCGCCAGCCCAGGCTTTCCGTCTGTCCGACTGAGATCTCCGTTAAACGTCGCCGCCCATCTTTCAAGCATCTTTCCCATGTCAGTCCTCAGGGTTAATCAGATCGCCCATGTCCACAATCGGTGTCGCGCCAGATCCGCTGATAATCGGAAGCTGACCGTTCCACTTTTTAATGTATTCCTTCTGGATCACTTTATCTGTGATGCTCTTTGCTTCCATTTCGAGGCGGTAACTTTCTGCATCGGCCTGAATCCTGACGGCTTCTGCGTCCGCCTCCGCAGCGATCTTCTTCATCTCAGCATCAGCCTGAGCCTTGATCTTTTCGCGCTTAGCCTCGGCCTCCGCAATGATCGTCTGCTGTTCCTGTTCGGTTTGTGTTTGCAGCTTCTTCTGAGTGGCCACTTGCTTGGCCTCCACCGCGTCTGTGAAAGCATCGCTAAAGTCGATATCCGTGATCGCCACGTCTTGGATTTTTACGTCGTAGATTTCCATTTTAGAGTAGACCGCTTCGTAGACTTCCGTGGAAATGCCGTCACGTTCGGAAATCAGCTCTTCTGCCGTATATTTTGAGAATACGGCTTTAACCGCATCCAGAATACACGGCTCCATGATCTTGCTTCCGTAATCAGTGCCGACCTGTGAATAGATACGCCTCGCGCCGTCTTCGGACAGCTTGTAATTGCAGGTCATCTTGATATCGACCTGTTGGATATCCTTGCTAAACGCCGAGCAGGCGACCTCATACTTCTGCCAGCGGCAATCCATTTTAACAACGGATTTCCACGGCGGCGTGAGGTAAAATCCGGGTTTCAGGATATCCGGCTCAGCTTTGCCAAAGGTCAGTACGATGCCGACAAAGCCCTCTTTGATCGTGGTTGCCGAGGCTTGGCGCACAGTAACGCAGGCGCCGACAGCAAGGGCTGCAATCACCAAAGCGATAATCTTTTTCATAAATATTCCTCCATTAAATTTTCCGCTTCTGTTGTTCCTCCCAATACGGAAGGCTCATTTTGTTATACCACTCATTCCATTTTTCGTATTCATCGTCATATCTCGGCTTGAATCGGTCTAAATGCGCGCTTTGCATACATTCTTCGCACCGCGTATGCTTTGTCAGCGAATTGTGCGTATGGTATTTGCACATACTGCAGGTTTTGTATGGATTACATACCCATAACTGACTTATCCAGATACATTCTTCCAGCGTTAATCTAGGGGCTGTCCATCCGCAGAATTTCCATCCGTTCAGTTCAACTTCATACGCACATTTGCTGCACCTGTCTTTTTCCCAAGAGTTCTGTAACACGCCAAATTCATTTTTTGGGCATAATGGTTCTTCGCTTGCTATCCGATTCGACCGAACAATTCTTGCCGCCACGGGTGTTCCTCCCTATTGATATGTTTTCTGGCGTTCGCTATGCTTTTTTGAGCAATCAGCAGGTGCTTTTCGCACAGCTTTTTTCCTTCTGCGTGTGGCTCTGTGCAGTACAGGCATTCTCCCGGCGGCTTCCATTCCGCGTGTTTATGATTTCTAGCGTCTTTGGACAGGTGAAATTGACAACGCACTTTTCCCGGCACGGCCGGCCTAGCACACGCTATGCACTGACCTTTTTCCTTTCTGGCCGCCGCCCTGCGCGCGTTAGCTTGTTTTTTCGAGGCTTTGTAACCTTTTCTTTCACGATAACGCCCTTGACGTTTTCTTTCTTTTTCAAGGCAATCAAAGCATCTGACGCGCCCAAGCATTGCGTCTTCGCGGCCGCAAGTAACGCAGATCCCGTGAGCCTTGTACCACGCATACCTTTCAGCGTCCTTCGCGTGCTGACGTTCGGGTGTAATCACGGCGATCACCTCACATTGCCAGGCCCGACGCGGCACAAAAACCGTACACCAGGTAATATATGCAGAAGCAAAGCGCATATTTGAAGAGCTCTTCGACTTTGTCATCTGCGATTGCAAAATCAGATATCACAAAGAACACGCAGGTACAAATCGCCGGAATTATAGAGAACTTAAGCGTGACCACGGCTTTTTCGCCTCCGTTTCCCACGCATCAATGAAATCGCGCGAAAATTTTGCAACGAAGTTTCGACCGCACTTCGCGCAAACGTAAGTAAAATAATAGTATTCTTCGTCATGCCGCGTTTTGGTCTGCGACATCGCGAAGCGATGTCGGCATAGCTTCTGCCGAATTTTAGTCATCAGCTTTCCCACGGTGTCGCCTCCCTCTCTTCTTCCACCGTCTGCCTCGTCATAACGTCGCCAACCCCATACTTGTCATACTCATCCGCCGATGCCTCGAACCAAAAGTTTACAATTTCCCCATTTTTATAGCCTTCGATGCAGATGGTATACCTTTCATCCTGATAACCATATTTTGTAACACGCCCAGGTGTGTAATACTTGTCGATCACGCGCCCACTTTGTATCTCATTTTTATTGTTTTGAATCATAAAGTTAAACGCAAACGCAATAAAGACCAGATATGCGACCAACATTATTGCGCAAATAATACCTAGTATGTCAAGCAAACGATCTCGCATTTTCTCACCCCCACGGCGTTCCCCGCCTTTCCGCTTCCGTCGGCTTGCGCAGCCAGCAGCGCCAGAAATCATTATAAGCCGTATTCTTTCGATAAAATTCACATCCGCAACGATCTACAAGTTTTGTGAAATCTGGCTCACATCGTCCCCATCCCCGGATAACCACCTGTACTACTATCCTCTGGCGGTCTTCGTACCACATGACCTCGCTTTTTGCAACCTCTTCCAACGTCAGCACGCGGTTCTTCGGCTCGGCGCGTTTGAGAGCCAGATCAAGACCTTCTTTTTCATTTTGACCATATGGCGATTTCCACCCGCAATCAAGACAAACGAAGAAGAATTTATGAAAATCTTCTCTGAGTATCATTTCTCGCCCGCATCCGGGGCATTTGGGCGTTTCACTCATGTTTTTCGCCTCTCTTTCTCCTTCTGCATTTCATCATACATCTTCTCAACGCATGCATCTTTCAGGGATATATGGAATACTTCACGGTCGCATACGGCGCATTGGCATGTAAGATGCCATGTTTTGCCCTCGTGACGCCATTTCCCGCATTGTATAAATACGTGACGGCATAACTTCTGCCGAAGTTTAGTCATCAGTTTTTCCATGGTATCCCCTCCATCTCTTCCTTCGTCGGCTTGCGCAGCCAGCAGCGCCATTCTTCCCCATAGGTTGGTTCAAAAAAATGGCCATTCACGAAACAATTTACCGTTGCCGCGCTGCCGAAAGCATGTTTCGGAAGGTCAATCACCATCCAGCGATTTACGTCGCTATAATCCTTGCTATCATACCACAACGGCGCAGCATCCGCGCCGCCTTCGCAATATGCTTTCAGCTCTTCCAGCGTCAGCACACGGTTCTTCGGCTCTGCGCGGCGCATCGCCATTCGGAACGCCGATTCAGAATCAATGCCGACTGGCGAATCCCAGCCGCATTTGCAGACGTAGCAAAATGCGGCGTTACACAAATTCACCAACTCCATGTCAGCCCCGCATCCGGGGCATTTCGGTTTTTCACTCATCGCTCTTTCCCTCTCTTTCCTCTTCAAGCTGCTCGATATAGGCGAGCACGTCAGCATTCAGCGCGGACATACATCCCGTCTCGCTCTCGCTCTCGCAATACGGGCAATCCGTGCATCTCTCACACAAAATGCACAAACTCACGGCTTTTTTGATCTCATCAGGCGTTTTCATCGTTCTTCCTCCTTTTCCGCTCCTTCTCGATCTCCGCTCGACCAATTTCCAAGCAGAGATTGTGAAAGTCAAGCGGCACAGCGTCCACAATAGGCGCATCGAGAATCACTTTGCGCGCATCGCAAGACAGCAGCACATCATCCTTCGGCATAGCTTCCAGCAGAGCATCCACATCAATAAGCCTTTGATTTTTCGCTTCACTCATGGCTTTCTTCGCGTCCTTCTCCGCCGCCAGCTTTTCCAACATATCAGCGGCTTGCGGATTTATGATGCTGCCGCAGTCGTAAAACCCATAAAGTGTGCAACCGACGCAATTCGCGCTATCGCAGAGCCTCAGCGACTTGACCAGCTCTTCCACGCTCAACTGCGGAATTTCGGGATTCTTTTCCGCGTATTTGCACACCTCCGGGTGTTCGCTCGTCGGGCACACATCGCCGCGATACGGACACTCGCCATTGGTGCAAACGCCTTCAAAATCAGCGTACCATTTACATTTCATCGGTCATTCCTCCAATACTCGGAAAAGCATTTTGTCGATTTGAAAATCGCTTTACGGTTTACCCAGCGTGCGAAACGCCTAAGTTCTTCCGGCGGTTCGGCGTTTGTTGTAAAGTCGCGATAGGGCTGTGCAAAAACCTCCGCGCCGATTTCCCGCAACGCAAGTGCTCGCCGCTCCGCTGAATCCACATCCTGCACAAGAAGATAAACAAACACCCGGTAAGGCTTTACTCCTGATTCGCTCAGATATCGGATCGCAGTCTTAACGGTATCGAGTACAGCATCGGTGTCGCAGCTCATACGGACAAAACGTATCCATTTGAGCCGCGATAGCATCCTTGCAACTTCTGGCGTTATCAGCCTTGCGTCTAATCCTTGGTTAAAATCTACGCGGACATTTTGACCGCCCATGTCTTCGATTTGTGCAATCCCGTGTTCACATGCGAGAACATTATTGTCCATAAACACTATATCTCGGCTATCTGGGCGTTTGATTTCGTGCCACGTTCGATAAGGGCGAATCTGCCCTTCTTTTTTCGGCACGATACACCAAGGGCATTTTCGTACACAGCCGCGTGTCAAAAAACCTATAGCGTGCTTACAATCGGGATAAATAGAGTAATCCGGGAACATTGCGTCGATTTCTTCCGGCAGCTCATCCATGATCCCATAACCCGTTCCACCCTTGATCGTGTCTGGCGGCAAATAGGGGTTTTCGGGGGTGAAGGTAAACACCTTACTGCTGTATACGCGGTCAAACGTCAACATCGGATTCCACCATTCCACAATGTCCCCCCGTGCCTTGTGCCATGCGGATATCTTCATCAGCGCGAGGTTAGGGAAGCCCGTATGATCGCTGTCGTGTAATGCTACGCGCATCTCGTTACCCCTCTTCCGGCTCAAACGCCCGCAGCCGGTCTATTGCCGTCTGCACCTTGTCCCGCTTTTGCCCAAAAAGGTCGTACTCAACTAACGCCATCAGTCGTCCTCCGTCGCATCCAAATCATCCACCAACTCTAGAAGATGCGCTCTAACCTGTTTCACGCCGCGCTTGATAGCCTCCTTGGAGTGGGTTTTTCGCCCATAGCATCCCCATCCCGGTTTATAGTGTTCAACGGCTTCAGACAACTCTTGCACTTCCAGCGCAATCATGCGTATTCTTTCTTTTGCTGTCATTTCCCATGCCTCCATTCACGCCCTCGGTTGATCTCCATCTTCGCCCGCACCGCCTTGTCAATGTCGATGCCCAGATACCCGGCAACCGACAGTGCCGTGATGATAACGTCCGCCAGCTCCTCAGCAAAATGTTCTTCTTTTTCGTTCACTGCTTGCCTTAACTCGTCTACCTCTCCTGCAATTACATCGACGCAATAATCCTTCTTGTCTTCTTCCGTCATCTCGTCCAGTTCGTCAAGCCAAGCACAATTCTCTCTAAACTCCCACAACCCATGTTTCACCGCATCATCGTAGATTTCATCGCGCAATTCGTTCAAATCGTTCATTTCGTTCCTCCTCTAAAAATAACCACCATCGACGGAAAAGGCGCGGACGCTTTCGCGTTCTCGTGTGTGCAGCACGGGTCAAGATTGAAATGGAATTCCGCGTCCAGCTCGTCAAAAAGAGCCTGCGGCGTTGCCCACTCGACGGTTGCGCTTGAAAATAAACAGCTATTCATGTTTAATCCTCAAAATTACAAGTTTTCGCTTTCAAACGTCGGGTCAATAACCTCTACGCCCTTGAGCATAACGCCCTTCTTTTCCCGACAATATTCAAAGCCCTTCTCCTGCATTTTCTTCTTAAATTCCCGGTCACCGCCATACCACTTCATGCCGGATTCCTGCATCCAGCGCGTAAACGTCTGGAAAACAAGCCCGGTCGGCGTTCGTGCATCAGCGTTATCCAGCGAACAGCACTCGTTTACAAATCGCGTGATCACGTCTTCGTTGTCCAAATACTCCTTTGTCGCTTCCAATACGACCTTCGGTTTTTTGAGCTTCATGTGCTGCGCGTAAAACTTCATCGCGCCCTCGATCATCCATGCGAGGATAGCGGGGCCTTCTTTTTCCACCAGTACGCCCGCGAAGTCCATGATCTTTTCTTCGGGCTTCAAGCTCATGTTAAACGGGGCTACCGCGATACGCCGTGCGGTACCGCCATCAACGCTTTTAAGACGTGGCAGATGGTTTGTATGCAGGATTAGCGTATGACTCGGCGTAAACGTAATAGGCTCATGGAATTTAACGTTTGCGCTGATCGGGTCTTGAGAGGTTAGCCGCTTGAGCATAGATGACTGCATGGCTTGGTTCGCTTCAAGCTCACTTGTCAGCACAAGGCGCTTGCCACGGAGTAAGTTCTGACCGGCAACCTCGCTTCCGTTCCGGCTGCCCGTCAGCACCTCATTTCGAACCGTTGCCGCATAGCCGCCTAAGAGCGTATGCCAAACGGAGAATAACGTAGACTTACCGTTTCCGCCATTGCCGTACACCAGCAGCAAGCCCTCCTCGTACACCTTGCCTACCAGCGCCATCCCGGCTACCGTCTGAATGTATTCGGCAAAGTCTGCGTCATCACCGGTCACTTGACGCATGAACTTGTCCCATAGCGGCCTTTGAGCCGTGAAATCGGGCGATAACCGCGTCATCATCGTGCACATATATTCTGCCCTATGCGGTTTTTCCTCGCCTGTACGGAGGTCTATAACGCTGTCAGGTGTATTCAGCAGCCATGGATCGTTGTCAAATTCATCCGCATCACGCACACTCATCAAAGACTGAGCGGCTTGAAGCGTATGTGCCATGACGTTATAAGATCGGCTTGCAGTAGCCCACTTGACCGCCGCCACAGCGTCCTTGTAATCCTCTGGCCAATCGTCGCGCTTACAGCCTTTTTCAGGCTTAGGCGCGAGCTGAAATTTGCGGTCGGCCTCGTCCTTCATGCGGTCGTTCAGGCACATGACCAGCATGATCGCGTCTGTCTTGGCGTACTGTTGCCAAACAGCGCCATCCCATACGCACCAGTCCAGCGCGCCACTATAGCGCATGACGTTAAAGTTTGAATCCTTTAGCCTAATAGCATTGCCGGATTCCGTGTAATCGCGGTCGTCGCGTCGAAGAATGTCAGCATCCCCGCCGTCAGCGAAATCGCGGCTGGCGTTGATCTGGATCATGTCTTCCAGCTTGTGCCGCACTTCGCTGTCAGACGAGATTAAACTTTTCATTTTTTCAAATGACCGGCCCTCATCGCTGTCCGGGTAAAGGTGGAGGCGTACAAGGTCAAAGGCATTGCACGTTCGCCCGTGACAAGGATCGCTCTCATGGTGAGAGTATGCGAACAGCCCGTCGTCATAGACCACCAATCCCGCCGTGGTAGACGCGCCGATGAACGTATATCGGTTCGGCATGCCCTCACAAGGCGAATACACTTTTCCCAGGAACTTTGAAATCGCCTGATGCACGTCGTAGACCGAGCAGAACGCGCCAACAATGCCATTCTTACTGCGCGGGTCTTGCTGCTTGTCCTTGATCTCGTGTGCTTGTGTGCGCGTCGTGCGCGAAGATATAGGCCATGAAGCCCGATTTTTATAATCGGCATACATGCCCAGCACTTCATCGACATCAACGAAATCCCCGTCACGCTGTTTGACGACGAACTCACCGTCCCGGCAAGTGCTCGGCCAGAACATCAGGCGCGATGCCTGATACGTCGTGTCGTCGAACAGCTCAATGTCGATCAGCGATGCGACCATTCGACCTACGGCCTCGTACTCGATTTTGTCCACGTCGCGTGACAGCGGCATATACAGCCTGTAACGCGGCTTCTCCCGTGTATGGCTGTGCGTGGTGTGCATCAGGCACGTCCAGTCGTAAAGGTCACACAACCCGTCTACAACGTCCCATGTGTCGGGCTTGCCATAGTCGATATCCAAAGAGAGAATCTGACGGGACAAAAGATTCGACCCTCGACGGATTCCGTCTTTGAACTCGCCGCCGACAAATCCGCCAACGTCTTTAATACGGCCTCTTGATTCGCGATCCATGACCGCGTACTCGGCCTCGGTCTCGTTTGTCATGCGCGTATGGGACAGCCGCTCGCAAAGCTCATGCCATGTCAGATGTACGGGTCTCCATGACGTAGCGTTTTTGCTCAACCCTTCACTAATCGTCAGCGTTTGCATTTCCCGGCTCCCTTCGGTTCTCGCATGCCCTGGCACTCCATGAACGGGTAAGTCGTTGTATAGATGCGCTTGAACCTGTCCATAGCGTCAAAGGCGTTATCGCCGTGAACGGCGAACAGCAGCGGTTTTTCGCTGCGCCGTCGTTTCGCAGCGATGATAAACTCAGGTTTAATCTTCCTGCTGTTCGTCGGTCTCATTCGGTTTTACCTTCTTAGCCCTTGCGGGTCTCTGTAGTAGCTTAACAACAATGCGCAGCGAACCCTTGTTCCGGGAAGTCTGCGTGTGTACTGCGATGTTCTGACCTTCCCACTTGGTCACGCGACTGTACATGTTCTTTTCCTGCCCGTACTTTTTCCCCAAGCAGACCATCCGAAGCGCATAGTAGAGCGCTAAGTGATCGGGGATTCCGTCATCAATGCGTAAAATGATGTGTCGCCTGTCATCCCTCATTGCTATCCTCCCTAAGTATGGCTTTTACCGCTTCCATCAGCGCATCTTGTCGCAAGTCCTTCTGAGCTAAAATCCGCATAACACGCTCGTCTACCGTGCCTTTGGCCACGATGTGGTGAATGACTACCGCGTTTTTTTGACCCTGTCGGTGCAATCTGGCATTAGCTTGTTGGTATTTTTCCAGCGACCACGTTAAACCGTACCAGACAAGGATGTGCCCGCCCGTTTGAAGGTTCAGGCCGTGGCTGGCACTGTCCGGGTGACACAGGAGCAGCGGTATCTTTCCGGCGTTCCAGTCTCTCACGTCATTTTCGCCTTTGCCTATCATCCGGGCTTGCGGGAACTCTTGCATGATTCGCGCGGCTTCATGCCTGAAACCGTAATAGCACAATACAGGGTTGCCGTTAGCGGCCTCTATAACGTCGTGCAGCGCGTCCAATTTCTCGCGGTGGATTTCATGGTAAACGCCGTTCTCGTCGTACACAGAGCCGCCAGAAAGCTGTAAGAGCTTGTTACACACGGATGCCGCGTTAAATGCTGTAATCTCAGTGTCCTTGAGCGGCAGCACCATTTCACGTTCCATTTGCCGATATGCGTTTTTTGCATCCGGCGGAAGCTCTACGCTAATCACGTTGTCGATTCGTTCCGGCATTTTTAGGTAGTCTCTGGTTTTCATGCTGACAACCAGACCGGCAAGCCGCTTATAAATCGCGTCTTCCGCTCCGGGAAGCAGCTTCCACTCAAAAATCACGTTCCCGTTACGCTTTCCCGGCTTAAAATACGTGTCGCGGTAGACAGATAAGGTCTTTCCCAAGGCGTTCCCCTGATCCATCAGGTACATCTGCGGCCACAGGTCAAGCAGACCATTAGGTGCCGGCGTTCCCGTTAAGCCTACAATGCGCTCAATGCAAGGCCGAACTTTTTTCAGCGCCTTAAAACGTTCTGCGGATCGGCTTTTGAAGCTGGATAGCTCGTCGATCACGACCATATCAAAAGGCCACCGCTTCCCGCACTCTGTCACTAGCCAAGGTATGTTCTCTCGGTTGATAACGTATACGTCCGCATCGGCCAGCAGCGCATCCCTGCGCTGCTTAGCCGTGCCGAGGATTTTGGAGAATCGGAGGAATTGAGTGTGATCCCACTTCTCCGCTTCCGCATCCCATACCGTTTGTGCCACCCTTAATGGAGCAATCACCAGCACCTTTGATATATCAAAGCCGATCATATCCGAGATCGCAGTCAATGCGACGGAAGTTTTGCCCAAGCCCATTTCCAGAAAAAGCGCTATCTGCGGCGTTTGCTTGATCGCCTCGATACAGAATTGCTGATAATCGTGGGGCTTATACCGCAAGTTTCGTCACCTCTTCGACCGCCGTTCAATCTCGCGTTCCAAATACCACTTGGCTTTCTTGAGGTCTTCCAGCGGCTTACTTTTATAGTCTGCCCTCGCGACGTACTTTACCACGTTACCGAGATTAAAGCCCAGCTTCCACGCCTCGATAGCGTCAATGACCTCGATATCACCAACGTTATAGTGTTTCGGATGGTCAACAGCGCTTATTTCCGGCTCATCTTTTGAAATCATGTCATAGGCGCGGTTTACGTCTTCATCTGATGCCGATACAAAGCCTTTTCCCATGGACAAGCCATAGCAAAGGCTGTTGAGAGGGCATGCGGCACAAATGTTTTGCGTTTCGCAATACGCATTAATCGTTTTAATCTTGTCCTCGCGTGTCATCCGCGATCCCCCCAGTTCCTTTTTTCTTCTGTCCATTCTTCAATACCAAAGCCCTCTTTATTGCTTCGGCTTCTTTCGACATACGTAGCAAATACCTCATTGAGTACCCTTCGCGCTCCTTCTCGCCCGTAAGCGACGCGAACCGTTGCGCCCGCTTTTTTCAAGCGCGCGATCTGAATCTCTTGAAGTTTACTCAGCGTTCCGTGCTCCTGTTTCAGCTCGACAAAGATTGTTTTGCCGTCATGCACGATGATTCTGTCGGGTACACCGACATTTCCCGGGGACGTGAATTTGTAGTACAGTCCTCCGCGTTTCTGAACCTCAGTTCGAAGGTAGGCTTCCGTCTTACTTTCCAGCTCAGTCTTTGGCATTGTCCGATTCCTCCGACGGCCACCGAGTGTTCCAGATTTCCGCGGCGCTCTGTAAGAGCTTACAGTGAACCGTACATGGCCGGGCTTTGCAAAAGATTTCGCCGCATGTGATGTATTTAAGACCGGCGGCAGTCGATCCGACAACAGCCTTGCCCCCGCAGAAGGGGCAGCGTTTAAGCTCGCTAATCTTCATCATTAACGCCTCCATATCAGTTTTCAACTTCAAGCAAAAACTGGCGCGTGATTTGCGGCTGGTACTCCTCAAGCAGATCGGCAATCGTTTCACACAGCTCAACCACTTCGGGGTTCGCGCCGCTCCCGTCTCTGCGCATTTTGTAAACGTGTGCGAACTCCGCAAGATTGCACTTAAAGATGAACCTTGAGGGAATGCATTCCCGATACAGCCCGCGCTTTACGTCCCGATTTCCGGCCATATCTTCCCGCACATAACCACCCGGCGAGCGTACATAATCAACGCCGTCGAAACTCGCTTTTTGTGGAATCTCAAGCCCGAGCATCCTGAATACCTGTTCGGTGGTCAGGATTTTCCCTTTGTAGTAGTCGCTCATTTCGCTTTCATCGAAATCCGCCAGGCGCGTACTCTCGCGAATGATGCGATTGTCAAACCGCTTTGCGTGGCTGTCCCAGTCATCCTGCCCCGCTCGATGCAGTCCGTCAACGGTTACGCTGATGTCAATAAACTTCAACAGCGTAATGTGCTTTTTGCCGATTCGCAGCACTCTTTCCAGACCCTCATCAAACTGCGCGATGGAAGACAAGCAGTGCTCCGGGTCTTTAATGGATACACGCTTGCCTCGGCCATTGGTGTACCGCTGAACGAGGAATGTATTGTGCATCTGCCGCCCGGAATCCCAATGGCGCTTACTCATCAGCAGCGCTGTCATCGCGTCATCCATGCCCGTAATGCTGTTCAGGTAAACTTCCAATCCGGTTGCCCCCTCCTTTTAGTCCTTCATGTAATATGGCGTAATGTAGCCCGCGCCCTTGAGCGGCAGCCCCGGTGCCCATTCAATCGGTTCCGACATGCAGGCATACATATATTGCAAGGCTTCCTCAGCCTCGTTCTCAGGAACTTCTACGACCATTTCATCGTGGATGTGCATCACGATATCCGGGTATTTCTCCGCCACACGCAACATTGAAACGATGAGACAGTCTCTAGCCACGGCCTGAACCACGTTCTCAAACAGCTTGCCGCCCCACGTTTCCGTGAGTTGCTCGGTGCGCTTATCAAAGGAACTGTAACCGACCGATTCTTTACCAAAGCGGTTCGTCGTCATGCACGGCTTGTAATAACGGATACACCGCCCGGACGGTAGCCGAATATGCAGTAGCCGTCCAGTTCTGAACACCTCCAGCCCATATGGCAGAAAGCCTTGTTCCCGATTGACTACTGAATCCCGGACAACTTCTTCGAGCTTATACCAGTAGTTCACGATATGCGGGTTAGCTTCACGCCACGATTTCACGATTTGCGGAAGTTCATCTTCCTTCAAGCCCATCTTCAAGGCGCCCATTTTCAGCATAGCCCCTTCGGTGCCGCCATAGCCGAGCGCGAGAACAGCGATTTTACCCTTCTGTCTCAGCTCGGCGTTCGGGCCATGCTTTCCGACTGGTACGCCAAACATCTGGCTCGCCGTCTCACAGTAAATATCCTTGCCCTGCTTGAAGGACTCAACCACCCAGTCTTCACCGGCCAACCATGCGGACACTCGCGCCTCGATTGCGGAGAAGTCCGCAACAGCGAATACGTGTCCGGGTTTGGCGATAAACGCCGTCCTGACGAGCTGAGACAGCGTGTCCGTTACGTCGCCATACATGGCTTCTACCACGTCTCTATCGCCCGTCAACACCGCGTTTCGTGCCGTGTCAAGGTCTTCAAAGTGGTTCTTCGTGAGGTTCTGTAGCTGTACGCCGCGTCCGGCAAAGCGCCCCGTGCGTCCTGCGCCGTAAAACTGGAACAGCCCCCGGCAGCGGTTATCCTTGCACATGTACCGCTCCATCGCGTCATACTTAGCTACCGAGCTTTTGCCAAGCTCTTTACGGATTTTCAGCACTTCCAGCCTGTCACCCGTTTCGGTTGACAGCATCTCTTTGACAACTTCTTTGTCAAGAGAGCCGGTCACGCCGAACCATGACTTTAACTGCACCATGCTGTTCGGGTTCGCAAGCCCCGTCAGCGCTTTCATTTTGGCCGACAGCAGCTTTGAATGGTTTTCGGCACTCGAGATCGACGCCTGGGCGAGCGGTCTGTCACAGAGTTCGCCGCGTCGGTTGAAGC